CCTAGTTCGGTTAGTGGTTCCACTACTTTAGAACATACTACTTCAGCTCATGATATGGTTATAAATTCAACTGGAGGTTCTGTTGATGTTTTTTTAGACAATAATAAAGTATGGCACTCTGGAAATTTTAACCCATCAAATTATTTAGGTGTTTCTGCTAAAGCTAGTGATTCTGACAAATTAGACGGAATTTCTTCTGGTAGTTTTTTAAGAAGCGATACATCAGATACTATAGGAGCAAATTTAACTGTTCATGCTGATTTAATACAAGGTGATGACGGACAAAGGGACCATGGAATGTATGGTAATTATGATTCTTATAAAATATCTCACATATGGTCTATTGGAACACCATATAGAGTTGCAGCAGATGGTTCTAACTTTGGCAATTTATATGGATTAGCTTACAAGCATACAAATAACTCTACCGGTGGAACTATGGCAGGCGGACATCAAATGGTATGGTGTGGTAACGGAACTCCGAAATCAGCTATTGGAGATAACGTATGGACTAGCGGAGAATTTTTAGGAACAGCTACTTCAGCAAAATACGCTGATATAGCAGAAAAAGTATATAAAAAAGAAAATGATATTATAAAAAAAGGTTATGCTGTTCAATTAAAAAAAGGTAGAATACAAAGTAAAGTAAATCCTTATTCTAAAAAAATATACATAACATCAACAAACCCAGCTTATAAAATGGGTAGTAAAAGAAAAAATGCTGAATATATAGCTATTAAGGGTAGTGTTATAATTGAAAGTGAAGATAAATTAAAAATAGGAGACAAAATAGTTTCAAATAAATTTGGTAAATTGAAAAAGAAGAGGATAAAAGATTTATTTAAAAACACTTTAGGTGAAATTATTGATTTTGAAAATGGCAAACCACTTATGTGGATATATTAGGAGGTATATTTATGAATAAATTTAGTTATACAGATATTGATGAAAATGTGAAAGAATATACTGATTTCAGTTTTACGATAAAAGATTACCCAGAAGTTAGAACAATATTTTTAGAGGTGAATACTCTTGATTTGAATAAACTAAAAAATTCATATACAAAAGTTAATTTAATAATTGAAGATGAAGTTATTTGCAAAGATAAAATTTTTTCAGAATATTTTAAAAGAACAGACTTAAATAAAACAAGTTTTGAATTTAGAGAAGTGAAATAAAAATGGGATTAATATATGGTTCTCATGTCGCAGGTAAGTCTGCTGGAGATATTATAACTTCTTCTGATTTTTTTAACACAGATACAAATACAATTGCTAAAGGTGGAGAATTAATAAAAGCTTCTCATTATCCAAGAAAATTATATAGAGCTTATGATGATTTTGAAACAAGATACGGAACAGTTTCTAGGTATGGTGACTATGGAATAAATTTTGGAAGTTCTGGTTTAGATAGAGTTTACAGAGAAGGGGTTTATTACCCTGAAACTTATGGAGTGGATATTACATATTTTGCTATGAATTGTAGAGTTAAAGTCAATTCTTCCAGCACTTATTTTGGTGTAGGTTATTTTGATACAAGTGTTTATTCGTATTTAAACAGAAATATTATGGGTGTTGTTTTTAACGCTTCTTATGATGATATATATATATATGAAGGTAGTTATGTTAGAAATAAAGTTATTAAATACAATTATTCTGTAGGAACTTATTATAATATTTCTATTAGAATTAGAGTAAGCGGAAGATATGGATATTATGTGTATGCTCAAGTTGATAATGAAAGTGTTTATAGTTATGTTTCTACACAACCTTTATATGGTAGTTATACATCTTATAAATTAGGCATGTATGCTGCAGGAGGAACTGCTACTGTTTCGCATTGTTATGTTTACCATAATTAACAAAGGAGAATAAAGATGAGTATATTGAATGGTTTTAATGGATACTATGATGTAATTGAAGATAATACAGAAAAATCTACTATAAAAAAGATTACAGGACAATCTGGAACGATTTCAATTAATGACAGTTTATCTGATAGAATATTAATAGAAAACGAAGCAGACAATAAACCACAATACATAAATATTGTTTCTGGTAATGTAAGTTTGCCTTCTGGAACATGGACAGTTTATTATCCGGCTTTGGAAACAAATTCAGCTTTTACCATGCCTGATTTAGTATTGAAATCTGGTAAAAGGTATAAAATGGGTCATTTAAGAATAAAAGGAAATTTAAAATCAATTAATGGGTAGGTGTGATTATGCTCTTAACTCATAAAAGAAACGGAGTTTTAATAAGCCAATTTAAAGTACAAAATGCAATAAAAGTAAGACAATTGATGTCTATAAATCTTTTAAAATTTGAGGTTGAATATGATAGAGATATTCAAGCCGGAGACGAAATAATAGCTAATAATAATAGCTATTTTGTTAGTTTATTACAAGAAAATCAAAATAATGGTAGGCAGATGAATGTAGAAGCTAGAGGAACGGAATACTTTCTACAAAACGTATTAATACTTTCAGAAACAAAAAATGATGTTTTTAATTATGCAGATATTACGTTGGAAGAAATTTTTACCGGTTCTGTTTATAGAACATCAATAGATAATTATACTGATTTCACAATACATTTTAATGATGTACCTACCGAAATTTTAAATTCAATAAAGACAGTTGAATTCAACGAAGATAATATATATTCAGCAACTCAAAAAATTTGTGAAGCTTGGAATATAGAATTTTTAGTTGATGGGTATGATATATATTTTAGAGAAAAAGTTGGAAGTCTTACACCTGTTAAAACTTTGGTTGCTAATCAAAATACAGATGTTATTCAGAGAAATATTGATACATCAAATGTAGTTACAAGAATATATCCTAAAGGTTCAACAGAAAACTTGCCACCTAATTATAATTATTCTAACGGTCTAAGACCAACTATTTTTGATATAGCTTCCGGAGTTCATTCAATAGACACAGGCTTAACACCACCAAGAAATTATTTTTACGATTCTGATAATATAGACCCTACAAATCCTATTGAAAAAATGGTTACTTTTGATGATGTAAAAGTACATCTTAGAAAAGGAAATGCTGATTTATTTATAGACGAGCTAGATGAAAATAGCAACCCTTTAAAAGCTCATATAATAACAAAAAGCAGCATTACTGATATAGATTTAACTAGATGTCAGACAGAAGATAAAGACGGAAATTTACAATATTATATAACTTTATATTTAGAAGGTGGGCTTTATAACATAACCGGAGCTAGAATTACTAACATTGATAAAGCGAATTCAAGAATAGATTTTATTTTCCCAGATGACCAAGATGTATCAAGTTTTCAGACAGGGCTTGATAACTATGTTTTCATATTAGAAAACTATTTAAGCAATAAAGAAATAAACGAAGCTTCTGAAGAATTGGCAAGTAAAGCTTTAGACCATCTAGAATTGAATAAATATCCTAAAGTTGTATATACTCTTTCCGGAGCTTTTTCTGTAGACCAAACAGAAATGTTTGATGTAGGAGATTATATAAGAATACAAGATGATACCTTGAGAAGTTTTTCCGAGTTTGAAGAAGAGGATATAAGACAAGGTTTGAAAGTTAGAGTACAAAAATACGAGTTTGACGTAGATAAAGGAGTATATACGTCTCTAGAGGTATCTAATAAACCTTTAGAAATTCCTTATAATATAGTAAAAACTCAAAAAGAGTTAAAAGAAAAATTAAAAGAACAAACGGTTGAATTGAATAATTCTGCAATAAAAGCTTATAAAGCCGAGCAAAGATTAAATAGATTATTAAATCATCATTTTTATGGTAGCCCAGAAGAATATTTAAAAATAGGTGCTGATGACAGGAATTACTCATTATACGGGTTAGAATTTGACCCTGATTCTGATGATTCTTTAAATAGAATAACTACAACATTATCAGTTTTTGCACTTAATAAAGACCCATTAGTTACTGTAAATATTCAAGGAAGAACAGATGTAGAATTAACACCTTTTCCGGGAACATTTTACATGTATATAAGGATAAAAAAAGGAACAGAAGGAATAATGGGTTTTGACAAAACATCTCTTGATAATACTATTATGTATTATAATGTAAATAATGGTAAAATAGATAGTGAAGATGATAGTTATTATTATTTTTTATTAGGGTTAGTAACAACTTATTCAGATAAAAAGAAAGCTATTGACACCTCTTATGGGTTTACTTACATAGACGGAAATAGATTATATACCGGAACTGTTTATGCTGACGATATAAGAGCTAATAGTGCTTTATTTACAAAAGCAAATAACTGGGATACAGTTTATAACGATTGGGATGAAAAAAATGCTAATTGGAATACAGCGTATACCAGAAGTTCTTTAATAACAGAAATTACATCAGATAATTACGTTGACCCTTCAGAAAAAAAAGTATTAAAACAAAGGCTAAACGAAATTTCTGAACAAAAGAATTCTTTGATAAACTATGTAAATAATAATAGTTCTAAGTTTGACGCTTCTACCGAAATAACAGAGTTGAATTCTGCATTTAATAATTTATCTGATTATTTAACAAACACTATAAATATAAATGATGTAACTACATCAAAGTCAGTTACTACAACTATAAGAAATACTCTAAACACATACTTTGCTAATTTTAATGCTAAATTTGAAACTCTAAGAAATAAATTAGAAACAGATATTTATGGACATGCTGATTCAGCTGTAACTGAATTAAATTCTCATTCTTCCGAATGGTCTACAGCTTATTCAAGAACACAAGATATGACAACAGACTTAAAAATAGATATAGCTGAAAAAAAATCATTACAAAAGCAATTACAAAACATAAAAAAACAAGTAAATTCTATGGTAACTTTTGCTGCAGAACATAATACTAGTGATTTAACAACAACAGAAAGGAATGCTCTAACTAACGCAAGTAATAATGGTAGCTTAGATGTTTACGAAGATTACCTAATAAACACATTATTAATTAATGATTTAACTAAATCTGAAACAATAACTCAAACTCAAAGAGATGACTTAAACACTAAAACAGATAATCTAAATGGAGATATACAAGATTTAAGAAACAAATTAGAAGAAGTAATATATTCAAAAGCTGATTTAGCATTTGAAAACGCAGCTTCAAAAGCAAAAGTTTTTTATGGTTCAACCACTCCATCAAGTCCTAATGTTGATGATATTTGGATGAGAACAACTGAAGGATATAGAGGGGTTTGGAGATATTCTGGTTCTTCATGGGTTAAGGTTGATGATGAAAAAGCGTTAGAGGCTTACACAGAAGCTCAATCAGCTAATACATTAGCAAGTTCTAAAGCTAAAGTTTTTTATCAAGAAACAGCTCCTACATCTGGAATGGTTGAGAATGATTTGTGGTTAGATACAACTTCTGGACAAGAAAAATTATATGTTTATAGAAGTTCTTCATGGATAGAAGTTCAAGACGCAGATTTAAACACAGCTAAGTCAGCTGTTGACAATTGGAAAGGTACAGATTATACAAATATAAACGGTGGAGTAATTACAACAGGTAAAATACAAGATTCTAATGGTTATTCTGAAATTGATATGGATACTGGTTATGTTAGATTTGGAGAAATTGCTAGTGGTAGTTATTTAGTATACGATAATCAAAATAAATTATTAGAAATAAAAGGAGCTAGTTTAAAATTATCTTCCGGAGAAGGAGAAATTGTATTTTCAGATTCTCATTTGAAACTAACTTCTAATGGTGAGGTTCACGAGGATGAAATTTATAAAGTTGATAACAAAACTGTTATTTTAGATAATGAATCAGAACCTATTTATAATTCTTACAACTTAATAAAGCAATATTCTTTTTCTAACATTAATTATTTTATGCAAAACTCAATAAGAAAAACAGATGATGACTATAGTAATGCTAATTCAAAGTTTGAAATTAATAATTATCTTTATAGAGAAAATTCAGAAGGAAATATTAACGTTTACGCAAACACAAGGTTAAGCGTGTATAATTATTCAAACTCTAGAAAAACAGCCATGTTACCAGATAGCGAACAATTGAATTTGTTGCATTTTTTAGCATTAGAATCACGAATAAGTTATATTGATGAAAATAGTGTTAATAAGTCTGATTTTGGAGGGCTTCGTTTTGGAACAAATTTTGGTAATTGTCATCTTACAAACCTTTATAATACAATATTAAATTTTGATGCTGATATTTATAACTGGGAAACTTCACCAGACAGAAGTTTAACTGTAGATATAGACCAAGATTTAAGATACAAAAAATCTGGAACATGGAAAACAATTGCCTTTAAAGAAGATGTTGATATGAGAAGGTTGGTAGTTAATGAAACAAGCACATCTAATTTCCCTAATGGAAGATATAACGGAGACGCTCTTTTTAATGTTTATAACAAAAGAAGTTATGTTTGGTACAGTGGAAATTGGTATTCAAATTATTAAATATTAGGAGGTTATTTTATGCAAAACACGCCGAATCAAGAAAAACAAGTAACTTTGAAAGAGTTAGTGGTAGATGATTTTAGATTTTTAGAAAGGTCAGTTTTTCAAGGGTTAAAAAATCCTATCGAATCTTTAGGAAAATCGGTAGGACAGTTAATACAAAGAAACGAGTATTTAACTCAAGAAAACGAAAGGCTAAAAGCTAGGGTAAAGGAGTTAGAAAATGAAAAAACTAATAGTTTAAAAAAAGAAGCTAAAGAATAATATAAGGAAGGGGAGATGATAATGGATTTGTCTACATTGAATGATATTCTTACAAAAGGGAACGAAGCTGTTGAAATGGGGGCTAACCTAGAAAGTTATAACCCACTCCCCGCACTCTTATGGATTTTTGTCTTTATAGTTATATCTTTAATAGTTATAATATTTGCTTTACTAAGAATAACATCAAAATCTATTAAAATTAGTGAAGTTAATAAAGATAATATAAAAGAAATAATGAAACAGCAACAAGAATATCAAAAATCATTGGAAAAACACAATTTAGATAGTATCTCTGCGACAAGCGAGTTTTACAAAAATATGTTAGATTTAAACAATAACCGGAGGGATTAATATGTTATATTTAATTTTTTTATTCATTATATCGGCTGTAATTTTTGCTGGTTATTTTGTATATAAAACATTCATCTTAGAAAAAAGGGTTGATAAAATTGTTAGAGAAATTCACAATCATAGCCGAAATAATAACCCTAATGGTGCTAATTCATGCCATAGCTAAACTGTATTATTATTACGATTTTAAAGCTAAGAAAAATTATTATGGTATGCTTTTTACCATGGCGAGTTATCTAATGCTTATTTTAGGGAAATTTCTAACATTCTCGGGGGCGTATTCGGACTACTCAGGTGATAACGGAAAAGTATTAATTGTTTCACTAATGCTACATTACTTTATTATTAGTTTATTGTACAGTATTATTTTTATTAAACATAGGAGTTTAAGAATATTATTTTTTACAATTCCGGTTTTAATTATTGTTAGGGGTTTAATACTACAAGAAAGAATGATTTTTGCTGAAAATATGTTATTACTTAATGGTATATTTTTAATAATTACTAATGAGAAAAATCTTCGCTTGTCGCATTTATTGTTTTTTTCTTATTATGTATTTATGGCTTACACAGGAGTTCAAACAACACAACCTTATGTTTTTATAGGTTCTTTTACAGCTATGTTTGGTACATTTTTTTTAGTAAAAGGATTTTCTAAAATTCTTTACAATGATAAGAGGTGGGAAAGTTAATGAAAAAACAAATACCTTTTAAAACACTCTACGAAATAGCAGCTAAATTTGAAAACAAACACGCAACAGAGGAAACAATAAACAAATTTTATATATTAGCTGTTATATATACTGAGTCAGAAGCAGTTAATTATGTTGGAGAAGGAAGATATGCTCAAGGGTTAATGCAAATTTCTGATATAGCAAGGCAAGAAGTTAATAGAATTTACGGAAGAAATTTCACCTACGAAGATTTACACAACATTGAAAGCAATATAGAATGTGGAGTTTTATTACTAAAATATTATTATAATTATTGGTACGAAAGAGTTCATAATGTTTCTCAAGCAATAAATTTAATGTTTTTAAGTTATTCTTGGGGGATAACAAATACAATCAATTGGATTTCTAAAACTTTTCCTTCTAATAATTATATTGACGAAAAAATTCCGGAAGAGAAAAAATACTACAACGAGTCAATAATGTTCTGGTATTATCGAGTTCTAACAAAATATGAACAAGAAATATTAAAAAATAACTAATAGCAGTCTCTCAGCCTTTCAATTTGAGCTTTTTTATTCTTTTTCGATTAATCTACCTCAAGAGATACAAGAAAGGCTTAGAATTCAAATAAGAGCTAGGAGGTTAAAAAATGGAAGTTTTTATTGAAATTATGCAATATGTACTTTTAGGAGTGGTAATTTATTTAATTAAATGGGCTACTACTAAATTTACAAAGACAAAAGAAATGGAGAGTATTTTGAAAATTATTAATGAAGTTGTTTTAGCCGCGGAGGAAGCTCATAGATTTAAAGAAATGTCGTCAATTGAAAAAATGGAATATGCTAAAAAACAGGCAAGAGAATTATTAGATAAATTAGGATTAAATATAAGTGATGATACTTTAGAGGCTTTAATAAAAGCTGCGGTTAAAAGGGTAAGAGATAATGGACAAGAAGAAAAGAAAGGGGAGAATACATAATGGAATTAGATTTTAACAAGGTTATTTTAATAATAGCAGCTATTCTTGCTATTGGTACAGGAGTTTTTGTTTTTCAAAACGAGCCACAAGACACCGCTATTGTAGAAAGTTATGTTAATGAATTAAATGATGAAGTTATAATAAAAGATTTAATAGTTACTGTTGATGTAGGAGTTACTCAAGAAGAGGTAATAGAAGCAGTAAAAGAAGAATATCCTGATTATGAAGTTATATCAGTATCACAAGAAGGTAATAAATTTTTAGTAAGAATAAAAAAAGTTGGTGAAGATAAATGATAAACATAAAAGAGTTAAAACCAGGGGATTTGCTTATGTTAAAAAAAGATAAGAGCTTAGTTTTTAAATATTTAAAAGATACAGTAGGAGAAGTAGTAACAAATTTAATAATTGGAGCAAGTCAGAACGAATATTTGCATTGTGAAATGTATTTAGGAGAAGGTTTTGCTATTGCTGCTACTGTAAACGGTGTTCATATACATAAATATAGTACAGATACAATAATAAAAAATTTTGATATTTATGAACCAAAATTTAAAGTTGATAAAAAAATGCTTGAAGAGCAAGTAAAATTAAAACATAATAAAATGTATGATTTTACAGGTTTATTTTTAAACATAGGAATGGAGATTGCTGATAAATTAGGATATAGTTTTGAGCCTCCATATGAAACAGAATTTATGGTAATTTGTAGTGAATTAGTTGCTAGAATTTATGAAGATATGGGAGCAGTTAATTTTGATAGAGAATCTGAATTTATTACTCCACAATTATTGGTGGACTCTGGCATGTTCACTAAGAAATAACCTCCTGCTATAAAAAAAGCCCTCGTAAAATGAGGGCTTCTCTTTATGATAATTGTTCTTTTATTTCTTCAACATAATCAGACTCTTCTGTGAAAATAATTAAATAATTGTCTTTTGTTTTTATCTCTTTTAATTTTTCGTGAAAAATATTTTCATCTTTAAGAGGTGGGTTTATAGAAAAAATAATATTTTTACATGCTTCTTCTTGCTTTGAAAAAATAGTTTTTTTATCTTCTAAAATTTGAAAAGTTTTAAGTACAGGAGTTATTTTTTCTATTTTATCAACCTCTTTATATTTCTTATGTTTTTCATTAGCGTTAGAAAAAACAAAAATATCCTTATCATCTATATTTTTGATTTCTTGAAAATCCATCATCAACGATAAATCTCCTATTGATTCATCTCCGTTAAAAATTTCAATTCTTACAAAAACTTTTTTCATTAATCAACATCCCTTTCATCTATTTTTTTAAAATAATTGATAAGTTCTTCTAATTTGTCGCAAATATCTTCCGAACATATAAAACTCTCTTGTTTTTCATTAAAACGCATTTCTTGTGTAATCTATTTTGCTCTTTTCAAACCTTCTTTAAACCCTTCTGAAAACTTTTCACTTTTAAATTTGTTTTTGTCTAAAATATCAATCACCCCTTTTATTCTTTTATAGAAACAACCTTGTATATATTCAAAGCTCCGTTTATCTTTAAAAACTTTTCAAAAACCTCTTTAATTATAGTCTTGACTATAATCTTATTGTTTTTTATAGCATAAAAATAATCTCCATCTTTTTTTAAAAAAACAGTTATTTTTTCATAAAAATTTTCTCTTGGTGAAATTTTTTCTCTTTTATGAAAAACTAAATCTTCTTTTTCAAGTTGTGTTATTATTTCATCATATCCTATTTCTCTTATTTTACCTAAACAAACTTTTTTATTATGAATCATGCTAATAAACTCCTTTTAAACCCCATCAAAATTTTCTTTTAATTCTTCTGTTTCTATCCAAACCAAATCTAATTTTTTATTATTTCTCAAAGATTTTTTCAATGCTTTAGCATGTTTTTCGTGTTTAAAAACACCTTCAATGACAATTAGGTCTTCATCTAACAATTTTTCACTAGAAATAACTATATAAACATTCATGCTATTCATCTTCTTTATTTATTTTTACAACTTTTTCTATTTCTTTTATTTTTTTATTGTATAAATTCAAAAAATGAAAATATACTTGAGTATAATTTTCAGACTCAATATCTATTTTTACTTTTTTTCTATTTATTTCATCTCTTTGTTTATCTATGTCGAAAGTTATTTCTTGCAACGTTAATGCTTTTTTATATTTTTTAGATAAAACTATATCCATTCTAAAATAACTTAAAAAATCATTTTTACTGACAATCTCAACTTTGTTTAAAGAATTAAAACCTTCGCTAATGTCTTTAACTAATACATTTTCTTCTCCTTCATAAATATCCTTAACAACATCAATCACCAAGTAATATTTTTGATTTAAAATATATTTATAAATAAATTTCTTATGAATTTCTTTGTTGAAATATTCTCCACCTTCTGCTTCTCCTAATTCCAACTCTTCTGCTGCTGCAAAATCACCTTCTGCATATACCTTAAAATCTCTTTCTTCTTTATCCATTTCATAACCTCCATTATTTTTGCTCTAATAAATTAAAAAACTTTCTTTCGTCATTGTTTAACATCTTCTTCAATAGATTCATCTATAAATTTATCTTCTAATTCATTAATATTAGCTCTAAAATTCTTTAATAACCTAGTTTGTATGTTTTGAGCTACAATTGCTCCATAATAATGTTTTTGTTGTTTAGTTTCTTCTTTTTTAGCTTCTTCTAAAGCTATATCTGCAGCTTTTTTATAGTTATTTGCTTTTTGATATTTACTAGTTAAATATCCATCATATTCATTTACAAATAAAAAATTCTCTAAACTATCAACTAATAATTTTGTTTCACCAAAAAAACCTTTATCTAATTTTTTATAAATAGCTATTTCTTTGTCGTTTTCATCTTTTGCTATATCTACCAAAATACAAAGTTTTTCTGTTTTTTTAGAACGATAAATGCCATTTATTAAAGGCGTAACAAAATCTTTTCCACCTTTCATTTCACCCAAGTTTTCAAATCCTATTCCTATCTTTGCTGCTGTTATTATTTCTTCTTTTGTGTTTTCTATTACAAAACTTCCTTCTTGTTTATGATAATTTTTTTCCATAAAATTCACCCCTTTTTTTATTTTTCAAAAATTATGTCAGAAAGTTTTTTCATTTCATCTACTAACAACAATCTATATTTTTCTGAGTTAGCTCTTCCTTTAGAAGAACTTAAATATAAATTTTCTTTTTGTTCTTCCATAAAAATTTGAATACTTTCTAAATATCCTTCGCTTAACATTTTCACTTTTTCTAATTGTTTATTTGCTTTTTGTATTGTTTTATTATTTTTTTCTAATCTTTCCATTCTCAGTTCTTTAGATGTTAATTCCCAGTTTTGTTTTTTGCTCATCTTTTGTATTCCTCCCTTAATATTTCAGAATAAATTTTGTCAAATCTTCTTTTTATCGACATCAATTCTTTTTCTTTACCTCTCAAAACAATAGTTCCAGAATACTTTGTTTTAACAACCATCATAAATTCACCTTTTGTCTCTTTTTCAATAAATAATGAATCAAAATTTTCTTTACTTATATTTATAGTTGCATAATCAGACATTAATATAGGGTATTGTATAATAAAGGGAAATTTAAAATCATTATAATGACAATCAATTAATAAAAGTTTTTGTTTAGCATTATGCTGTTCACTATCAAAATCAATTAATTGTTTGTTTTTTTCTACAAATTCGGAAATGTTATAATCTACATAATCAATTTCAATATTAAATTTACGTTCAACAAATTCGGCAATTGATAAAAAATTTGATTTGTATTTTTCTATGAATTCTTTTTCGGGTACTAATATATTCAACTTGTTATTTTTCAATTTCTGAATTCTGACCATCTTTTATTCTCTCCTTTCTAACTTGTCTTAAAGCTAAATTTATAACCCAAGATTTGTTTTTCTCTATCTTAATTAAAAGCAAATTATAAACTATTACAATGCTTAAAATAGATATCAAAAATAAAGCAAATATTATTATTAATATTTCAAACATTTAAAATCCCCCTATCCTTTTATAATATTTTTTTTATTAAATTAAAAGGTGGTATATCTTTTACTAGCTCAAGCATCTTATTAGAAGTGCTTCTAGTTATATCTTGTACATCATATTTAGTTCTTTTTTGTAGAAATTCTAACAAAGACTGAAAATTAAATATTCCACCTAATTTTGTAGCTGTGTAAACCGGTAAAACACATCTTGCCTTTTCTGGTTTTAAACCAGAGTCCATCAACTTGTTATAAACTTCAAAACTTTTACTATAAGACTCTAATATAATTTCAAAAATTTTATCTTCGTTAATACCTTTAGGAATAAAAACACCTAAAGGCTTTTTGTTATATCTTAAAGACATTTCATTCCAAATAACACCAGTATTAGTTCTCATTATTTGTCTTGCAGTTACTATAGGAATAGTAAATTCAAATCCTATTGTAAGATTTCTTAAAGGTGTATAATGACCTTTTTTTGCTAAAAAATTAACCGTTTCTAAATCAGTTTTTTTAGAACGTTCCATATAGTTATAACGACTTAACCTAGCAAAAAATGCTGTTTCAGCATAATCTTTGTTAGTAACATTTTTAAAAATTGATACTTCAACATCATTAAATATTTTTATTTTCACCATCTCCTTCGTCTTTGTGAGCTAAAAAAACTAAAATATATGTAATTAACAAATGAATTAAAACAGAAATTTCTAACATTATTTTCGCCTTCTTTTTTTTATTATTTTTGAAATAAGAATAATATCAAAAATAAAAAGTGCTGTGTGTGCTATTGATAAAGTTATTATCATAAAATCACTCCTTATTTTTCTTGAAAAGTCTCTGGCATATATAAAATAAAATTTTCGCTAGTAAAAGGATTTTCACAAGAAGAACAACAATACTCTTCATTAAACTTATCAACATTTTCAACTCTTTCGCCAGTATATTTATTACTCAAGAAATTATTATAAGGGTGTCCATAAGGCATATATATTTTTCCACATTTTTTACACAAGTATCGTTTTTTCATATAAATCATCTCCGTAATATTCTTTTACATCTTTTAAAGCTTTATTTAAGTTTGTTTTTAATATAACTCTTCTGTTATACATTTTTAAAGCGTATTTTTTGTTACCTAAAAATTGTTTTACCTTATGATTATTGCTTATTTCACTAACTAAAATAAAAGATTTAAAAAAACTTATAGAGTCTAAAGGTGTTATTAAACGCAAAACAGAAAATCTAGCCGGATGATTATTTATATAATCAATTATTATATCTGCTTCTTTTTTTGTGTAAACTGGTATTTCTTGTCCTAACAAGTTTTCATTTTTTTCAAACAAAACTCTTTTTAGTTTTTGATAAACGGTTGCTCTTTTTAATTTTGTTTTTTCAGCAACATAATTCCAAATTTCCACATTATTTTTCTTTATTTCTTTTTTTCTTTCTAATTCAGACTGAGTAACTATTTTATAATTTCTTTTTTTTAAATGTTCTTTTGTTATTATTTTGAAATTATCAGTAAGGTGTACATGATTTTCGTTTCCAAATTCTTCTACATATACACCTATTTTTGAAGCTAAAAGTTCTATTTCAACTCTTGATTTTGTGTTTATTTCGTTATGAGTAATTCCTTTTAATAAAATCATTTGAAATTTCTCCTTTATAATTCTTCGTTCGTTTTAAATATAACCTCTCCGTAGATATTGAATTCAAAATGAGCAATATAAGGCTTGTTATTTAGCTCGTATTGGATTTTTAATTCTTTTTCGGTACTTTCTTTAGAAATAAATTTAAAAGGCTTAGGAAGCGATTTAAACGTCAATATTAAACTTTCCTCATCTTGCCAAGTTTTACCAAAAATTAAACTTAATTCATCAATTATTTTTTCTTCTGTTGTTATTCTATTATCAGCCATAATAAAACCCCCTTATTATTAATTCTTTAATTCCAAATATTGAATAACTTTTAAAATATCTGAAAGAACTTCTCCATCATCATTATATTTGTCTGCTAAATCTTCTAAAATCTCTATTGCTTTATCTAAATTAATTTAATTTTCCATTTTAAAACACCCCTTTTTTATTTTTGCCTATTATTTCGAAAGTATATTCTGTCAATCTACTTGAATCTGCTATCATAAAAATTGTTTTACAGTCGTATAATTGATGATGTAAAATATTAATTTTATTTATTATGTATTTACTTTTCAAAAAGTTATGACTATTTAATTGTTCATAAACTTTTTTGTGATTAATTCCTCGAGGAAAGGAAACATAAGGAACTATTTCTAATCTTCCATTACCATCTACTTTAACTTCTGCAATAACAAAATATTTATTTTCTTTTATTGCTCTATCCATATTTTTTCTTATGTTTTTTGTGTCCATTCAAATAAAGCCTTGACTATCGCCAAGGCTCTACACCCCCTTTTTTTTACAATGGTGTTATTGTTATTTCTGTTCTGGGATTTTCTTTATCATAACTAACTGAACTTCCGTCAGTTGAATAAACTATTTTGTGATTATCATCTTTTATAACTTTGTATTTAACCATGATATCTTGAATTGCTTGTAACAAACCTACAAGGTCAACTCTTCTTTTGTCTTTTCTGTAAAACTCGCATTTTAAATTAATTGGTCTTTCAATTGAATAGTTGTGATGTTCTAAATAAGGTTTGCATTGTTTTTCGTAATCTCTGTATTTTTTAGAAGGAATAACCATAGGAACTTTCTTTCCGTTTCTTTTAGTATAAATAATCTGGTTACTGTTTTTCTTAGTGGTAGGATTTAATGGGATAACAATTTCTAAATTCTTCATTTTAATAATCTCCAAAAAACATATTTAGACCAACTTTCATAACTATCAATCTCTTTTTCTAAATCTTCTATTTTTTTGAATTCCATGTTATGCAACTCATGATTTTGATTGATTTTCATATCTTTTTTTAATTTTATTTTAAAGACAATACCTAAATGAACAGAATCAACTGGTAATTCATCAATTTTTATAAATCCTATTTTCTCAGATTTGCAAGAATTTATTTCATCTTCTGAAAGCCCTAGTTCTTCAATTAATTCTCTAACTCTTGCCTTTTCAATAGCTGAAACTCTTTTGTTATGCATTTTTTTCAAACCTCTTCTGTCGGTGTATAATAAATCAGTATCTTCCACATGACCTCCGACTCCAAGGCTCTTATGACCATGTAATCTTGTTTCGTTTCCAGATTTTCTTTGATAAGTTAATATTTCTCCGTCTTTGTTTTCAACAACTATATATACAATTAAGTGTCTATACGCTGTATCTTTTTCAGCTTTATTTTTTTGCATTAAATCTGAATAACCATTTATAACTCTATATAATTCTCTTACATCATTAACGTTTTTTAGATATTTATCTTTTATTGCAATTACTGACAAGTTAAAAACCTCCTATATAATTACCACCCTTTTAACGGGTTATCATCTGAGCCATTTTCGTCTCCTTCTATATTTGCAAATGGGTCTGTATCCCATTCTTCTGGTGTTTTAATTTCTTCTTTAGGAGAATCGTCTGCATATTTAGAAGCATCAAAATTATCATTTTTTGAAGTATTATTATTTTGATTTTCAGAATTATTTGAATCTAAATACATTTTATTTATTCTAATTATGTTATAATTCTCGAAATTTTTTCCATCTTTTTCCGAACTATAAACATCTAAAACTGCAGAAACTTTATCTCCTTTTTGAATATATTGACTAACAAACTTGTAAGTATAGTCATCTTCAAAAATTCTTATGTTTCTCCAAACTCCGGGCTTAAAAGTACCATCTTTATTTTTTCCTTTATAAGACATAATAGCAAGGTCTACATATTTTTTACCTATTGATTGTAAAGTTTGCTCTTCTATTGTATGCATAACTTTTCCGGTGATGAATTCTATTACGCTATCCATGTATATAACCTCCTTAAAGGTGTAAAACCTTAGATTTGCTAAATTTTAAAATTTTCTTATTAATTTCAGAATCTACATCATCAATTAAATAAGATTTATATCCACTTCTTTGAAACATAAAAGGATAAAAAGCTCCAAAACCATCTATAACAACTCTTTTATCTTCTCTAACTACATCAACTATTTCTTCAAAAACACCTCTAAATACTTTTCTTGCGTCTTCTTTTTTTATCTTTCCTTTTGCGTGTTTTTGATACCATCTTTCAAACATTTCTCTATGTGTTAAGCGTTCTTCCATAAGCCATCATCCTTTTCTTGAAATTCTTCTTGAGAATCTTCATCTTGAAACGGGTCTATTTTATCATTTTGTTTTCTTATTTTTTCTAAACTTACATCCATACAATCAACGATTATATCTTGAATTCTTTCTTTTACATCGTCAACTATATCTTTTATCATTTCCATATTCTTTTCAAAATCTTTTATGAAAACAACCTCTTCTTTGTTAGCAAATTTAATAATGAAACTCAAATTTTCTTGGTCTATTTCTCCTTCTTTAGTCATAACTTTTTTTGATGTGTGTTTAAAACTCAAATTCAAAACACCTTGTAGTTTTATTTTTAAAACATTTGTATTTTCATCTTCTACTACATTTTTTATCTTTGTAGAGTCAGAAATATACAACCTACCAGAATCATCTTGAAAAAGGTAATTCACAACATCTTGTAATTTTTTAGGTAAACTATCAAAACTTTCATGTTTTTTCATTACTTCCATACAACTTACCTCCTATTTTTTTAAATACTTTTTAATTTGCTCGATAAACCAGTCTCCAATAGACACGTTTTCCTTATCAAGTTTTTTCTTTAACCTTTCTTTGTAATAGTTAAATTCTTTACTTCTTGACTTTTTAATATACAAGGTATAGCTTTCATAATAATGTTTATACTTCAATAGAATAAATCACCACCTCTTATAAATTTTTCTATTTTTATTATATCACTATTACAGGTATAATTGACAAGTTAATGTAAAGAGGTGGTTAATATTCATTTATATTTCGTTAAACTCCTGTTATCCTTGCCATCTAGGTACAGCCCTAAAGGGACAATCATCAAAATTACAAAATCTACAAGCATCGTTACTAGGAGTATATTCTATTTCATTATCAGTTCTTTCTCTATAATCTTTCATTTCGTCTATCGTAACACTTACCATTTCATCAATTGAATAAATATCTTGCTCATTTAAAACATGGAATTTAGGTTTTTTATATTCAGGAGAATTTTTATCATCATGATAAGGATAAGTATAAATAACTTTGTTAGATTTTATTCTTGATTTTATAAAATAAAGCATACCTCTATATTCATCATATTTTCCTTCGGTATCTTTATATACAAGCCAAGCATAAAATTTTAATTGCATTAACTCGTTTCTCCTCTGTCCTGTTTTCCAATCTATTATATATAATACTTTTTTACCTTTTTCTTTTACAGGAAGCAAATAATCTATATAACCTTTTATTTTATCTCCGTCATAATCAATTATTATTTCTTTTTCAAAAATGGCTTCATCTTTAAATAAAGGTTTTATATGTGGAACTGCTTCTCTATACATTTCTTGAGCTTCTTGTTCCCAAAAGACATTATTCATTTGATTTTTAAAAATATTTCCTCCGGTAGCAATTAAATCATGCACTCTACTACCAATCTGAGCATCTTTACCTGCTTTAGTAAAATTCTTTAAAACATAAGTGTAATACCATTGTTCTCTACAATTTAAAAACATTTTTAACTGTGAATAACTATAATTAGCCATAATAACCTACTCCTTCTAATTCTAATTCTACTTCTAAGCTCGAACATAAATCTCTTAAGTCTGTGAATAAACATTCTTCAATTTTTTTTATACGTTTCATTTTTGCAATTAATAAAAACTTGTTTTTTTAAAAAATTCTTTAATTTATCTTCTGAATGATAAACGGTTGAGTCGATTGCTATCCATGAAAAATTCTTTTTTAATGTTTCATTTTTCTTTATTATATTTATTATTTCTAATGATTTTCTATCTTTAGAAAACATGTTACCACCCGAAAATATCTTCGGCTTCTTTTTCTAAATCTTCATCTTTGTATTCTTCGTCTTTTGTTATTTTATCTCCGGTTAAATTTTGAATTTCTACATCTTCATTGTCAGCAACTTCTGTTATAAAATATTGGAAATCATCATCTTTAATATGTTCAAAAAATTCTTCTTTTGTTTTTTTATCAAGACTCTCAAATCTGTCAATGCAAATAACTTTTAAATCTTTTGATGTTAGTTTAGCAATATCTACAGCAAGTCTTATCTGTTCTGATGTGCTTAAGTTATCTATTGTTAAACCATTTATAGTTACGTTTCCATCTTTTACTGATAAACCATCAATAGGCATTTTAGCTTTAGATAATAATTCTTCTGGTAGTTCTCTGGCTTTAGATAATAAATCTTCATAAATATTTTTTGCTTTTTCTTTATCTTTTAAAAGTTCTTTTTCCTCTTCAAGATTTTTAGCCATATTTATATAAGTTCTCATTTCATCTGTTTTTTCAACTTTTTCTTTAATTTCTTTTGAATCTTTTAATTCATTATTTTTCAAAAACTCTTCCATCTCTTTTACTGTTTCTTTTATCTCTTTTTCGTTTTCTACTTTTTCTTTTTCTAATTCCTTTTTCTTGTTTTCTAATTCTTTTATTTTAAAATTAATGTCATTTATTTCGTCATCTATAGGCTTGTTTTGTTCTGAAATCTTAAATTCTGCTTCCTTAACGTAAGATTTTGCTTCGTTTATTTTTTTGTTATGCCACGAAATTTCATTAAGTTCTTCGTATAAATCAGCCATTTTTACATTTTCCCATTTCTTGTAATCGTAATTTTCTGGTAGTTTGTTCTCTGTTTCTTTTATAGAATTTTTACTATCTTTTATTTGCCTGTTTATTTCTTTTCTTTCATTGTAAAAATAATCTTGTAAATCTTTTATTATTTCTAAAGGTGGTTTATTCAAATCTACATTTGCAGTTTTCCAATCTTCACCAAATTTTTCTGTCAACATTTCTTCTGTTAATTCTAAATCCAAACTGTTTAATAATAAATCATTTTGTTTTTTAGAATCTTCATTAATAAAATCAACAGGGTTAAAAGCATAAGCTCCTACAAGTTCATTCAGAACTGTTTGAGCCTTTGCGACTTTTTCACCGTTGTTTTTATAAGTTAATGAGTTTGATTTTAAATTTCTTCTTAATTCTTTCCCATCATCTGTTTGTATAAATATAAAACCTTTATCTGCTCCATGTCTTAATGTTTCAGTTCTTCTATCGTTGTTAGTTATTAATTTTTCTATAGCTTCAATTATAGAAGATTTTCCTGCACCGTTTTTACCTTTAATTACATTAATTTTTCCTTCAATTTCAATTTCTTTTTCCTCAATTCCCATAAAATTTTGAATGTTTAATTTTTTAATTGCCATTTTATTCTCCCCCTTGTTCTTTTTTTATGTTATTAAGTGCGTTTTTGTAAGCTTCTGCCATTTCTTTGATAATATTATCATCACCTAAAAATTCACCATCCACCATTCTTGTATTAATAGTTCCTTTTTCTACATCAAGAACTTGTTTAAAAGTAACTTCGTAAATCTTTTTGTTTTCTTCTGGCATAAAATAACCTCCTAATACATACCTATCCATCATAGGCTTTGTGTGATATTTTTTCTTTCCTTTAGTATAATTTATCTATTTAGATAAAAAAATCGCTCTCAGGCGAAATAAATAACTATACGGTTAAGAAAATTAATAAGATATTGCTTTATTACTCCAATTGATATATTTACTTTCAGAATCATCACTAGGATTATGTCTGTTGTATTTAATAGTTTGCTTTAGTAATGCTTCCCCTTCCTTTTCTAACATTACTACAACAGAAGCGTCTTCTTCTTTTGATGTAGCAAACTTAGTACTTCCATCTCTATTTAGTTGAGATAACAAAACTACAACGTTTTTACTGCTTTTCGCTATATCTTTACACTTTTTTGAAATGTATGATATTCTCCTTTCCTCGCTCTGAAACTTCAAACTTTTATCAACTTGTACAAATTTGTCATAATCAATAAATATAAAATCAAAACCATGAGTTTTATTTAAAACATCTATTTCTTCTAAAGTTACATCAGATTTAATCATAAGTCTATCTCCATGCCTTTTTGTGTAATCTTCGGAGCTTGCTAACCTTTGAGCAGTGTTATTTTTCATAAATCCCATAGTCATGCGATATTCAATCCCTAAAAGATGATGATAAATTATCGGCTCATCTATTTCGTAAGTAACAAACAATATTTTATATCCTTGATTTAGCATATCATTTGCCATATTAAGAGCTAGTGTAGTTTTACCATTTTTCGGTTTAGCAGCTAATATTATTAAATCTGTTTGCATCATTCCAGCTTGAGAATGCAAAACATTACTATATCTAAAGTCGTAAGACTCCGTGAATTCTTTGTCATAAGAGTCGTACTTATCTTTGATAAAATCATTCTTTTGTTTAGATTTTTCTACTTCTATAAGAACTTTATTCATTCTTTCCATTTTTTGATAATTAGATATTCCGGAAGCATTATAAATTTCATTCATTTTTTCTTCTGCATATATGTTTTTTAATTTATTTATATAAATATCTATATCTTCAAAAATTACTTTTATTGTATCTGTCATTAGTTTTATATAGTAATCTGATGGTATACCACTTTTAGCTTCCAAAATACCATAATCTAAAGTATCCATTTCTATAAAACTTTCATATATTTTTTTATGTTTTCCTTCCATAAAATCAGAAGGTAATCTATTAAAAACTTTGTATCTTTCATCAAAATGTTCAATGATATAGGCGAGTATGATTTTTTCAACTTCACTTCTATTCATTCAAATCACCACGTTTACTCTCACCTTTCAAGATGATTAATTTTAGATTTTCTCTTATTCTATCTGCCACTCTTTCAGAAACTACTTCTTTCATAGTTTTCAAATCCATATTTGTAGTAAATATTGTAGGTAAATTGTTATTATATCTGTAGTTTACTAAATTATAAAACTTCAAAGATGTGTATTTATTCATCTGTTCTTCAAAAATATCATCAAAAATTAAGATATTACAATTTTTAGCTTTTTCAATAGATAATTCAGCATTTTTAAAATCTACTCCTAAATCACTTAAAATCATAAACTCCCAAGATATATTTTTGTATTCCTTAGCCATATCTTCTACAATCTGTTTTACTATAGCAAAAGCTATGTAGGTCTTTCCTACACCAAATCCACCTTGAAGCATTATATTTTTTCCATCAAGGTATTCTTTATTGACTATATAATTTTTCAAATGTTTTAATATTTCTGGATTTACATTCTTTAAATCAGCATGTTCAAATTTAGGTGGGAGTTTATGGACAAAACTTTTTACTAAGTCAGATTTCAATCTCTGCTGATTCTCCAAAGAATGAGTCATCCGAATTTCGTTGATTTTCATTCTTATTCATCTCCCCTATCTTAAAACCTTTATTTTCCATTCTTTCAATTGTCTTAACCATGTTTCCTTCTTTAACAAACCAATCAAAATTACATCCTTTCCATTTAGGATTATTTCCTTTAAGGGAGTTCACTAAAAATAAATCTGATTTTATCATTAAAAAATATTGTTCCCAGTCATTAAGGGTTGGTAAAATATTACTTCTTGCATTTATATGTTTTTTTCTGTTGTTTGTCATTCTTATATGAGGTTTTTCAAAAATTTCATTCCAAGCTTCAACTAATTTAGAATAAAACCCTCTTTCATAAGGAGATTTGCTTTCTTTTTCTTTATTGTTTTTGTCTTTATCTTTTTTTAAATCAAAAAGTTTTTCCACAGTGTTATTATTATTTATATTATTTATTGTATTATTATTTGTATTATTATGCTTCGATTTTCCGAACCCTTTAGTCGAAATCTCGAACCCCCCTTCGGAATCTCGAACCCTTGAGTCGGAATCTCGAACCCCATATAATTTTTCCTTATTGATTTTTATAACTCTTTTTCCTGTTCTATCTACTGCAATGTATTTTTTTTCTTCTAAAGTTTTTAATATCTCTGAAACTCTATTTTTAGATAAATCAAAAAATTCTGCAAAATAATAATTATTAGCATAACAACCGTCTTTATTGTCTAAAGAATTTATTTCAACTAACATTACTTTTTCAATTATTTTGAGATTTTTATCTAACCAAATGTTTGCTGGTATCCAAATGCCTTTAAAATCCCTATTCATAAAAAAATACCCCCGTGATTATTCAAACTTTTTAAAATCTTCTGGATAAGCTTCTTGTAACTTTTTATATAATACATCCGGCATTGTTTCACCTTCTAAAGCACTCCAAAACTTTAATAATTTTCTCACTGTTTCTTTTTTCTCTGGATTATCAAATTGTAATACCAATCTTTTTGCTTCGTTCATATAATTAACCTCCTAATGAATAAGGGAGATGTTACTCTCCCTTTTATTAATATTATTTAAAAAGTTCTGTATTTGTAGCTAATTCTTGATAAGCTTCTTTTACATCTTCTAGTGTTTGTAAATTATTGAATGTATCTTCAAGCATGTGTTTTACTTTATCAAAATCTAAATCTTCTTTTTGCATAATTATAGACATTTTTTTCTGATAATTAGCCCTTTCCAACTGATTTGCCAAAGCTTCAGCTTGTTTTGAACTATAAGAAGCTTGATTAGTTACATCTATATTTTCAGTTTTCTTTATAAGTGCTACAACATCTTCCAACTTCATCTTATGCAATTTTGCGTTTTCTACTGCTACCTTTTTTAACCTTGCATATTGCGCTAAATCCTCTTCTGAAGGTTGGCTCTGTTTTTTAGAATTTTCTTGTGAGTCATCTATGTCTTGAGTGCTAACATTATCCTCTACGTTATTTTTGCTAACAGCTTCTTTTATTTTTTGCTGTTTTTCGTTTTTTGAAGCTGTAGAACTTTTGTTTACTTTTTCGTGGTCAAATTCTTCCTCAGCATAAACTCCGTAAATAGAAAATGCTTTTCTTAAAGCCATAGACTCAGCAACTTTTTTTATCATTACTTCTTTCATCTTATTCCAATTACTCTGACCTTTGTCGTAGTCTGACAATCTAACAGCTTGAATTAATGGTTCTTTCCAATCTGTCCTGTAAACATAACAAATGGCTCCAACTAAAGATTTGTCATCTAAAGAAATGTCAGATTCTACAATTTCTCCGTTCTTATTCTTAATTAATGCCCTTGTTCTCATTCCTGCAAAATAACCAGACTCGTGAGCAATTCTTAAAAATCCATCTCTACCAGTAAAAATTGCTGCTGGTTTATTACCAAATTTTACAGCCCATACTTGATTAAGTAATGGATTAAGCCCTAAATTTTTTGAAAGTTTAATGAAATAAGCAAATTCAGCATCATTAAGATTAGGTGCAATGCTTTGTTTAATTAGATTAACCTCTTCTGATGTAAACTGAATCTTATCTTCATCTCTTCTCAAAGTGTTACTTTTAGATTTTTCAATCTGAGACATAATTAATTCCTCCTTATGAGTTTTGTTTTTTTGTTACTCTATATCAATTATAACAAAATTGATATTGACTTTCCAATGGTTAACAATAATTGTAACTAAAAAGCAAAATAAAAAGAGATTATATAATTTCAAATATAATCTCTATATAAAATATTAAAAATTTGATATATATTAGCCCCTGTGAGACGTTTTTTATTAAAAATAGTATAATCTATCTAATCTAATATAAAAATCCCTCACAGCTCAAATATCAAAGAGGTATTTATAACAAAAAATAATCTTTCAAAAAAATAAGTCGTTCATTATAATTATACTTTAAAACTTCATCTCTTAAATAATTTAATTCTTTTTCAATTTTTTTATTTATCCTTACTCGTGGAAATAATTTTATACCTTCATCTGTAAATTTAACTTGGTGCATTGTCGTTTTTGTTTTGCCTTTATAAAATCTTTTCTTTTCCACAAAAAACTTCTCTTTTTTATCTTGTTTTACATAAAAAATTGCATAGCTAAAGTCTTTATAATATAAATATGTTTTAATCAAAAAAACCACGCTCCTTGTATTCTTTATATACATCTTCTTCTAAAACCATAAAACAATAAGTACTTCTATGATAAAAATAAACAAAAATTCCATGTTTTGAAAATTCTACATATTCAAAAAAAATCTCTCTTGGCTGAACACTTTCAAAAAAACTATCTCTTAATAACACTTTTAATCTGAATTTATCATACGATATGTCGGTTTGTAAAGAAATAAAATATTCTCCAAAAATCCACTCAATTCTCTCAAAAAGTTTCTCTTCAATAGTGTTATTAACCATGTATTTTTCTTGTGCTAATCTGTATAACATATGAATTGCTTCTTCTAATGTCATTTCTTGAGGTCGATAATCAAATTCTTCAAAGCCATAATTTTGAATTATAATTAATTTCTTATAATAATCTTTTAAATCTTCAAATTTTACTGTGTTTTCTTCGTTGTATTCATCAATTATTGGCTGCATCCAATCTTCCTCATCAAAATCACTTATATCATGATATACTCTAACATTAGTTAAAGGAGACAAATCACTGTCATTTAAAATTTCTTCACCTTCCCTTTCATCATTTAAAACTAAAATTTGAAAAATGTGTTTTTCGTTAATAACGAACGGATAAGCGTTATAAACGTTTTGTAAAAAACTGACATCTCCACCATAACTGCACTTCTCAATAAGTTTAATCTTTTTTTCATTAAAAACCATAAAATCCCCTCCTTTTTGAATTTAATAGAATGAGTTACAGACCAATTCCGTAACTCACTCGATAAACTAAAAAGGGTGTAACAAAACTAAAAGGGTGTAATAATTAATATAATCAAGTCCATCAAAGCCGGTTTATACCAGCTTTGTCGACCTATTATGTATTAGAAAAAATTATATGAATTAATTGTGCCATTGTTTCTACAGTATCATCTACATTATCTAAATGAGTTATGCTGCCTTTAGGCTCATCTTCAATAGTGATTTTGTTGTTTGTTTTGTTATATATCACATATTTACCAATAATATCAGAAATAGTCGTTTCCTCCATATCAGAATAATCAACACCTAAAATTTGCAATATTCCTAATGTAGTTAATACGTTTCTCATGTTTTCTTCTTTATCATCTGGAATAAAAAAACTAAAATAATCATAATTTAAAATTTCTATGATTCTTATTGTTTCTTCAACCTTCTTTTTATCATAATTAATATTTTTTTCTTGAGTGAATAAATACATTTGTTGTGCAAATTGATGTATTTCTCTATATTCTTTTCCAATAGGTTCTGGATTTAATGATAAAGAATGTTCTTCAACATCATATATGAAATAACCTTTTTTTATTTTTTCATTATCAACCATATTTATTTTTAGCATTTCAGTCAAAATTAGAAAGTATCTAATTTGTGCATTCAATCCTTTTTTATTAGCATTAAAACTAAATTTCATAATATCACTCCCTTATAATGTCGTATGTTTGTTTTTCTATAATTAAAAAATCCTGTCCACAAAAATTGCATGTTCCTCTATTATTTTTTTTGCTATAATCATAATCTCTTATTGTAGAACCACAATTAGGGCATATTTTAACGTTTAGATAACTTTCAAATGAATAGTCCATATCTGTAAATTTAAAATTTTTTATATCAAAATAAAATTTAAACTTTATGTTTGATATTGTCTTATGTCTGAAATAAATTAAAAAAATGTCATTACTTGCTTTTCTTATTTCTATTTTTTCAAAGTTAGGTGAAATATCTTTTAAAAAATCTTCTAATGATTTATATTTTTTGTTGTAAAAATAACCTATAACAGCAATTGCAAACTTTTCATTTATTTTATATTCCTCTTCTGTAAGAAAATCCACTAACATTTGAATTATATTTTTATCTAATTCTGATGTTCTTTTTTCTCTCTCAAACATGTATCTGAAATATCCTTGAGACATAATCAATCCTCCTCTCCTATAATTTCATTTAGTCTACGATAAAAATCCCAACATTCATCAAATAGTTCTATAATCAAATCTCCTTCTGAATAAGTGATTATAGCTTCTTTTTTATACGTATAACATTCTGATGATACTTTTTTGAAATTGTATTTTTTAGCTAATAAGTCAGTTATATTATCTAAGAAAAATGTTTTATATTCATTTTCTTTGATTTTTTGTGGCTTATATACTTCAAAAAACTCTTTTATGCCCATAAATAATTCTCCTTTCAAAAAAAGGGAGCTTATGCCCCCTTCACTTAATCTCTCATCATAACAATTACTAAACCTATGATTCCTAAAAAGAAACCCCATGCAAAACCACCACCGAAAGTCCTTCCATTTTTTTCGGATATTTTTCCACTAATCAATCCAAAACATACTGCCATAAATAAAATACTAAGCATTTAAAACTCCCCCTTTAATCTGTGTAAATTTTTATATAATCACCATTAGCTGCAAAACCAAAGTGCAACCTGTTTCCACTTACTAATAAAGCTAATTCACCTTTAGTTAAATTATCTGGATTTTCTATAATATGATATTCATCAAAAACATCTGTGCTTTTATTATATTCATATTTAACTCTGTTGTTTTCTTTCAATTTTTTATATAGCTTTTCGTTATGTTCTCTTGCTTCTTTTTCGTATTCTTTATAAGCATATGCTGAATAAACATGTACTTTTTCCATAAAGTCATCTCCCTTTGTTCATTTTTATCCATTTTTCAGCAGATTTTAGCTGATAGAATGTATTTTCGGTTTTTAAATCTTTAACATTCAATAATGTTTTAGGAAAATTCTCTGTATATTTGTATATATATTTCATTTCGTTTCTTTCATCTAAAATATCAGCTATTTTTTCAACTTCTTCATCATTTTTACATTCAAATATCAATTTGTTTTTTAATCCTTTAGCTTCTCCCCATCATGATAAAAATTTATCTACACAACTAACATAAAACATTTTCATTTCACCTCTTCTTCAATAATTTTTCTTACATTATATGAAACACCATCATATTCATATTGCTTTGTTTCTTTTATATTTTCAACTTCACTATCTTTTAAATTACCTTCTATTATTTTTCTCCCACTTAAAGTATGTTCATCAAAAACAAGTTGAACATTATTTTTCTCATACCCACCTATTAATTTATGGTTATATAATATAATATACATATCTTCTACTGTATTAATTTTATTAATTATAATATATTCTTTGTCTTTAAAGTTCATATATGATGCTAAAATCCTTGTCGGTTTGTTTTCGTTGTATAAAGTTATACCACCGTATTTTTGTATGCTATTAATAAATTTATTATAATCTATATAACCATAACCAACTTTACTAAGAGCTTTTAAAAAACTTTTTATGTTTTTCATCTTAATAGTTAGTCCTTTTATTTTTTTTAAATCATTAATGTTTTTAAAAATCATAATTCCTCATCCTTCCCATATATATGATTAATTGCTTCTTGTAAATTTTCATAATCAATAAAAGTGTTTTCTGGAAATTCGTTATAATCTAAATCTGCAATGACTTCTATTAAATCTATTAAACTGTATTCGTTATATCTGTTTCCAAACATCTTTTTCTCTGGATAATAATAAATCCATGTATCTGATTCTATTGGCTCACCCGTTGTAATAATTGCTATCCTATCTTTCATTATTAATCACTCCTTTAATTTTTTTTTATAATAATGATCATAAACCAAAAATAATTAAAATCATATTTAATACATTGTATGTATTATATACCCTGTTGGTGTTTCTTTCAGGGTCGTTTCATACCTTGTACCGAATATTACATCGACAATACTTGAAGTTCCGAATTCATCCATTCGGAATGGAGCAATTGAAGCATTCGAACAAATTTCCCATGAATAATGGTAGTGAAAACTAGAACCATAACCTGTGGTCCACTTTTTTCTAATGATAGTACAATCGTATTTTTCGTCTACATCACAAGCAAACAAATCCTCCAGATATTTTCCTATGGCTTTTGGAAGGCTTCCGTCCCACCATCCGTCACCATTCTTCATTTTTTCTATGAAATCCTTCATGTTAGTTTCTTCTAATTCAATTTTAAAATCTTTCATTATTAATTCACCCCTTTAATATATTTTTTCATTTATTTTGTTTCTTCCTGATAAATAAGTTTCTTTTACAGCAATTGCATTTTTTTGATATGGAAACATTGTCAAAATTCTATCATTTTTAATATAACCTCTTATACATTCTTGTACTTTACCATTCTCTCTTTCAGAACATACAAAAAGCTTTGTCCTGTATGGCTCTTCATTGTTTATATCATGTATCTTAATGCCATCTATACCATTTTTTTTAACTAAGTTATAGTGTGAAATATCTATATATTTTTTTAATTCTTTTAAAGCTAATACAGAAAAAGATGTTATTTCACCATCTTTTGTAGTATTAGTTGCTCCTATACTTAATAATTCAGCTTTAAAAACATATTTCCAAGCTAAATATTCATCAAAATCTTCAAAATAAAGGCGGCTTAAAATATCTCCACCGCCATCTGATATTACTCCAGTTCTTTTATTGTGAAATAGTATTATCTTTTCTTTCATTTTTCTGTCACCTCTTTGTATGCCTTTTTTAAAGCAGTTTCTATGTGTTTGTCGTTATATTCCCCATCACCTTCTAAATTAGATGTTCTAAATCCTGAGCAAAAACCATAACCATAGAGAACATTATATAATAGTCCTCCCAATGAAGGCTCTCGCCCCATCTCTTTTGTTAAATATGCTTTTTTCTCTTTTAAATAATTTTCAAGAAAATCCTTATTAATCAAGCTGAAATACCTTTTAATCTTTTCATAATCTTTTTCTGACATCTTCATATTTATACCCCCTTTTTATATTTTTACAACTAATCCATCTTGTAAATCCCAAGAAGCTGATAAAGCTTCTCCAAAATTCTCAAAAACCAAAGTTCCACCATTCTCATCAGTTAGTATGTACATTGAATCACTTGGAAATGTTTCAATAACAATCCACATAAAATCCCTCCTTTTTAGTTAATTACTCTATAAAACGTCATGCAACATCTAAATTGCATGACGCTCTAAGAATAATTATTTAACTACATCTTTTATGGTATCAGTTTTCCTGTATACATCAATCCAACATAACCATGATGGATTCTTGTTTTTAAACATGGCTAAAGTTTTATTTGCCATTTCAAAATCTGTAAATGCCCCAATATTTCTGAGGAAATACTGAGTGCCTTCCACTCCACCATCTCTCTCTTCGTAATAGTTAACTACATAAATATTTTCTCCCATGATTACTCCTCCCCATTGTATGTAGAACACCATTCTCTAAAGTGTTCTACCTTTTTTCTTGCTTCATTCATTTCGTCTGTGTATTTTGATGAATCTATGTATTTGTCTTTTATTTTATCCACTTCTTTTTGACCGAAGTTTTCATAAATACCTTCTTCGGCTGCAATTCTTTTAAGCCTCTGTTTTGCCTTTGTTATTGCATTACTTAAATATCTAAGTTTCATAAATTCTACCCCCTTATATTCTGTTGAAATAAGATAGTCTTTTTTGAATCTGTTTTACATCTACTTTTTCCCATCTTATGTCAACTAAAAAATTTATGTTTTCTTTCATGAATTCTTTGAATTTATCCTCTACCATATTTTCTAACTCTTCCTTATGTTCTTTTACTTTTTTATAGTTAGGTGCTATGTTTGTCATTTCAATCCATACGCACCATGTATAGTAATTACTCCATCCTCTATGACTCAAAATTATCACCGCCTTTGAAATATTTGTGTAATAACTCCAACATCATGCCTTCAACAATCATAGTGTAATTGCTTGAATACTCTACGTCGTTAAAAGCACCATTATGAATATTATTAAATCTTACATCTTCACGGTTGACTAGTTTGAATTTTTTAGTATCTACATTAAAAGCTATACTGTCATAACCCGTTAATGTAGTGTTTCTCAAAAACTCTTTTATGTTGTCGGTTATTTTAATGTAGTAATAATAACGACTTGACATAAAATCACTCCCTTTTTAGTTTTTGTTCAATACTAAAATACAATATAAATATATAAAAAACTTGTTTATATCTCTTTATAATTTGAACGCTGTGAGCTTTTTTTGCATTTAATTGACTATTTATTCAATTGAATTAAAAAATACTCTTAAAACGCCAATGATAAAGAGGTATGTACTTTTATAAATAATACATAAAATATCACTTATAAAAAGACATAAAAAAAAGGGCGAACAACCTAAACAATTGCTTATGTAAATTGCAACCGTTCAAGTCATTCGCCCTTCGGCTGAACGCTTTACTTAATTAATGTAATTTTCTTTCTTGAGCCACTTTCGTAGCTCTCTATGGTTTGCTATGGGGGTTTCTATGTAAACAAAACTCATGTTTCTGCCATCTTCACAAATAACAACTACATTTGTTTCAGGAATGAACAAAAATTTATTACGGTACATAAATTGTTCTAAATCTTTTATCCATTCTTTTCTGAATTTCTGTTCTGAATTAAATTTTTCTGTCAAGTACAGAGTTTCTTCGTACTTTGACATATCGCTTCCATAATATCTTCTTACTATGAAATAGGGAATTTTATTCACTTCTAATTCCCTTTCCATTTCTACTTCACCATAAATGTTTTCTTCATCTTCGGAATAATGGATTTCAAGCTTGTCTATGTCGTAATATGGTGGTACAGTGACAACTACTTCATGGCCATACCTTTTAGTCCATTTTTCTTCGTAATAAAATGTTTCATCAGTAAAAACTTTAACTCTTTTCATACTTACACCCCTTTTTATGTATTTGCCCTTTTCGGGCATTATTTAACTCAATAAAACCGGTGAACTTGTCACCGGCTCTATGAACTAAATAAATATAACGTCATCATTTTTTTCAATCGGGATGACGCAAATTTCTCTATTTGTGATTCCGTCAACTATGGGAGAAAAACTTCTCCCATAAGAGTCGATTATGTATTCTGAAGGATTGGTGATGTCACCTCCTTCATCATAATCTTCTCCAAAAAATGACTCAATAGCTTCTAATCCTCGTGTATCTAAATATCCGTTTTCATACAATTTACTACCATTCACTATTGAATATGATGAATAATCTATGTTGTATAACATGTATCTTTCTTCCTCATCTTTGTGTAAAGGAAAAGCTGAAACGTTTTTCCTTTCTTTCACAAAAATTTGAGTCGGGTAATATTCAACGTCATCTTCATGAGCAAGGAAATGTGTAACATCAAAAGATGACATCTCATTTTCACTTTTAACATATTTTCTTTGTGTCTCCAGTGTGGAGAACACAAGTAAAACTTCATAATACTTCATTTTTTACACCCCTTTTTTTTATTAGCTACATTAGTAGCTTTATGGAATAAATACTATGTATTTACTCTATAAAACTAAATGTAACTCGGGGAGATGCAATATCTCCCCATCTTTCTATGTCTCTATATCCTGAGAACATAGATAAAAACGCTCCCAGGACTATAATGCAAATTATGAATATTTTTACTTTTGTCATAAAATACCACCGACCTTAAAACTGATGGTATTTTTATGTAATGTGAGGTTTTTAATCTCACGTTTTTTTACGTTTATGAAATACTCCAAAAGCTCCATGCCTTTAGAGTATTCGAAGATGAACGTGCCATCTTCTAAAACTTCTAAAACCATAATTTTGCCCCCTTTATGAAAACATAATAAAACCTATGAGGGCAAAACCCTCATAAGCTCTATATATTTTCACCTAAATACTTCTCAGCCATAAATTCAGCTTCATAATCTTCGTATGTTTCTCTGGCATCTACATCTTCTAACACTACTCCGTCATAGTAACCTAAATTTCCTGTAATTAATTCATAATATCCTATTTTCATTTTCTTCCTCCTTTATGTAAATACTCAATAAAATACAAGTGAATTTCTTGTACTCTATGAATATTTATATAACATAAAATATCCAATTACTCTATGAGTCTATATACAACATCATAGAGGCGACATTTTATGTTTTTTTGTTTCGAGGTTGTTTTTTTAAAAAAAGTCTACAAAAAAAAACAAATGTAGACTCAAAAAAAAGTATCATAACCGCTTGTAAAATCTTTATGATTAAAGATTATATAAACGGTTATTTAAAACGTGTCGTTTACTTATTTGTTACATAATAAACGACAAAAAATATAACCGCAGCCGAAACCGCGGTTATATCTTTGTTTCAAGAGTTTTTATTTTTTTGTTACGTTGTCTTCCATTATTTCAAGAAAATTAGGTCTGATAATTATGTCGGATTCTAAAAACGCCTCAAAAAAAGATGATAAAACGTTTCTGACTTGAAATGCGTAATGTTTTTTTATATTCTTTTTAATATATCTTTTTTCCTTTTTTCCTGTTTCGTATTCTACTTCAACATAAACATCATAAAGACCGCCGCCCGTTTCCGTATCAGAAACTTTTTTTAGCTTTATACCGTAACTACCAGCGTTCTGACCAAGCTCTATGGCTCGCTCTTTTTCCTCGATTTTTTCTTCAAGTCCTGTAATACCTTGTTTTTCCAAGTTTTTCAATGTTTCTAATTCAATTTTTAATCTGTTAATCTCACTTTTTGTCATAACAAAAAGCCCCCTTTTTAGTTTTTTTGCTATCAAAAAAATGATAGCTTGTCTTAATTATGTCAATTTTAAAAAAATTAACATAGTTAAAACAAAAAAGAGGTAGAACTATAACAATAAAATTTTTATAAGCTAACAAATGCTTGTAACCGTTTATTCACCGTTGTTTTAACCGTAACGGGTTAAAAGGGTTATAAATACCAGCGTTATAAGGTTGTTAACCGTTTAATTTTATTTATTTTTCAATTAGCTTGTTGTCTTTTGCAAGTTACGATAAAATTCTAACACTTTTGTTAGTTGTTGTCAAATGTTGTAATGTATTGTTATAATATTGACTATTATTGCACTTCAATAACAATAAATATAAAGGTAACTGATATTTTAAATAGAGTTAACATAAATAGGGGGTTGATAGTCGGTTATAGTGTAGAATTGATGCCGGTTACAGAGGTTTTAAAATTCTTTTTAGGTTACTTAAATTGCTTGTAGTTAAGAATTGATGGGCATTTGAGGTTGTTTTTTTGAGGTTTTTTGAGTTTTTTTGTTTTTGTAGTCGGTTGTAATTTACTTTTATTGCAGATTATAGAGGTTTATTACTTTTAGCTTTATTGTCTTTAGGTTATTAGAACGCTTTATTATTGCAGGTTATATTTATTTTTAGATTGTTTTATATCCGTTCTTTTTATATCCGTATCTAATTATATTATTATTTATAAGTTGTATAGGTTTTATCTTCACATAGATGCCCTTAATTTCAATTTTAAGAGACTTTTTTATCTTTTTTAATAGAATATACCAGGGTTGATATAGAGTCTCTTGTGTTAGCTATTAGATACCTTGTCGTTGTAATGGTATCAGAACGCCCTTTTTTATTATTGTTTTAGAATTTTATCACTCTTTTACCTTGTCTGATAGGTTTTTTTATCACTCTTTTTATTAGAGTGATAGCTTATTTTACTTGTTAATAAGCACTATCAATTACGGAGTGATAACAGGTATTTAACCATATACCAAATTAGTATATCAAATGATTAGTTAATTAATCAGTTTTTTGGCATTTTCGACTCATAAAGATTTTATTGAAATTTTAAAAATTGTATCAGGGTGTATACCAGTTTTCAAGGGGTAATCAAAACGAATCGCGTACCCACCTTTTCTCTAAAAACAACCTAAATATACTGTATAACCTCTCCCATAAAAAGTTTTTAAAAAGCATTAAGGGTAGGAGGAAATTTTAATCAAAAGGAAAAATAAGTTTTAAAAAAAAACAACAGGGGGTCTTTAAATAAAAAATCTAAGCATTAAAAGAAAAAAAGCATTATAGCTACATAAAATATATAATTTTACAGAAAAAAAAAAAAAAAAAAAAAAAAAAAAAATAAACACTGAATATATATAGAGGGTCGGCATTAAGAAAAAAGAGGTTTTTAGATATCAGAAAAGAGTCAAATTTCTATTTTTGAAGAAAAAAGCTTTAAAAACAGCTCTTAATGAGGGTTTGAAAGAAAAAAAGAAAAAAATTCTAACATAGATATTATAATACCTTAATATTATAATAAACCTTAATATTATAATACCTTAATATATATTATTATATTATATTATTATATTATATTATTATGCTTCGAAAAATCGAACCCCCCTTCGAAAAATCGAACCCCCCTTCGAAAAATCGAACCCCCCTTCGAAAAACCGAAGGGTTTACGGGTATAAAAAATCAATTGACAAAAAAGCTAAAAGTATGCTATAATTTTTTTGAAATGAAGAAAATTGTATTTCATAAATAATTTTCCTGTTTTAAGCAGTGTGCGAAGTTCGACCAAGCTTCGGGGCTGCCCTCCTTTAAGAGTATGTGAGCTAGATTTGTCGGTGTTGGCTCTCTCTTTGAAATAGGGAGAGCGAAATACCGGTTATACTGTATAATAATTGTTTTTGAAATAGATTTACAAAGGTCTCACCAACCTTTCTGTATATTCTTTTTCCCATATGATGTTTTTGCCATAAAACATTCACCTACTTTTTTATATTATGTGAGAGGGATTGTTGGAAAACAAACTCTCTTAATAGAAAAAAATCCCATTTTACATATATTTACTCCTTATTTAGTTATTTTTATAGAAGAGCCGGATAGTCTTAGCCGTCTTGAAGGCTCTTTAGAGAAAACCATCATTTTGTTCTCTCTTAATATAAATGTTTAGTTGTAAACCTTTTTTCTAATATAAGGCTTTAGTTTACAATTAAACAGAAGTGCCAAAGTTTTTTCTCATGAAAGATTAAAACCCTTATTTATTTTTTACCCCAGAAAGTTAGACTCCTTAATTGGAGTCTTTTTTTTATTTTCATGTATAATATCAAATAGGAGGTGATAGAGTTGGGAGATATTGAAGAAATAATAAGTGAAATTTTAATGTTTATTACAGACCATAAGAAAGAAATCAACGAAGAAAGATATTTTCTTTATGTAGAGGTATTAAAACAACTAATGAAAACTTTAGAGAACGAAGAGGAAAAAACCGAGAAAGAAAAAATAGAAAACGTAGGAGAAAAAACGACAAAATACGACAAATATCTTGAAAAAAGTGAAGAATCCAATCTAAACAGGGTATTATCGTATCAAATACTTAATTACAAAGAAAAATTAAAGGAAATTGAGCCTTTAGAGACCGTAATTGACTTAATGATTGAAGCGATAGGGGAGGAAAAAGCGTAATGGTGATGGAAAAAGACAAAAAAAGAATAAAAAAGATAATGAATTTATGGAAAAAAGGGGAATTTAATACAATTTATGTTAAATATGTATCTCCGACATACAAAGAAATAGTTAATAAATCCCTTAAACTTAAGGAAGAAAGAAATTTTGAACTTGATTTCAAAGAAATGTTAGACCATAGAGTAAAATATTTATTGCCTAATATAACTGGATTCGTCATAAAAGAGATTAGTCAAGATGATAATTTTCATATATTGAACGCAAAAATACTTTTAAAAAACGGTAAAAAAAATAAAATGACAAAAGTCATATTTCTTAGAGAAGATGGAGCTTTTAAACCTAGTAAAACTTATGGAAAACTGTATATAAATCCAAGTTCTTTAAGTTTTTCTCAGAGGTATAGTAATTCTTTATAAAAATAAAGGTTTTTAGTATGCTATAATAAAAATGTAATGGAGGTTTAATATGATAAAAACAGAAATTAGGAAAGTTAATATAAAAGATTTGAAGAATTTCAAAGGGAATCCTAGAAAAATTGAAAGAGAGGAATTAGAGAAGCTAAAAAATAGTATCTTAGAGTTCGGATATAGCTCACTGTTGAGTTCTACGGATAAATTAGAGGTATTGGGAGGGAATCAAAGAAAGAAGGCGATAGAGGAGCTGCTAAAGGCAGGTAAAGAAATAGCAGGGGTAGATAAAAATGGAAATTTAGACGTTTTAGTCGTTTCTGGGCTATCTATAGCTAAACAAAAGGCTTTAAATATAGCTTTTAACAAAATATCCGGTGATTGGGATGTTGACCTATTATCTCAAATGATAAACGAGATAAACGGTAATATAGACGCTTCTTTAACAGGTTTTGACCCAGCTGAGATAGATATTTTGCTAAAAGAGGTATCAGATACAGTTGAAGAAACAAACAATATGTTGGAAGAGGAAATAGATTTTGAAGAGGATAAAACCGAAGATGATGTTGACGAAGATGAAATTAATGAAGAGCCTACATATGTTTTACATATAGTTTTCAGAGATATACAGGAGGCAAATACATTTCTTAAAGAACATGAGATAGAGTCAGAGTTTGGCAAAAAAAGAAATATAACTCATGAATTCTAGGAGAGTGATTTAGATGAAAAAAAGAGCTGCTAAAATGCAGAGAGACGTACAAAATTCTGACTACATGCAAGAACAGTACGCAAAATATAAAGAAAGATTAGATGAATTGATACCTAAGTTATATCTTTCTAAAGGGCATTTTTATAATAAAGATAAATACCCTAATGCAATAACTAGAGATGAAGCAAAAGAAGTAGAGAAAATTTGGAAGCATATGCATTATGTAGGTGTTAAAGGAATGCCTATGACAATAGAACAATTACTACAAGCTTATCTTTTAGTATCCGGTGGTAATTTTACAAGTACTGCTGTTGAGTCTTTAGGGCTTAATTCAGATGTAGTTTTTAATTTTTTGAAAAAAGCTAACACAGAAAAAGAAAAAATTGACAAGTATAACCCAGCAGTAATATATCAAGAGATATTAAATCAAGCCGACGCAAAAGCTGAAATGTATCATGTTGCTAATATAGCAAAACATGCTCAAACAAATTGGAATGCTTCTGCATGGTATCTTGAAAGAAAACATTTTGAAAAATGGGGAAGAAAAGACAAAGCTCATATTAGTGGTAATCTTACTGTTGATGTTAGCGTACAAGGAGAACCAGAAGAATAGGAGTGAATTAAATGCCTAATATTGGAATAAATATTGACCCTAACGCTTTTAATCCAGTCTATTTCCCTTTACTTTTTAGTAAAAAGAGATTTGAAATAATTTATGGAAGTGCTGGTAGTGGTAAAAGTGTGTTTGTTGCTCAAAAAATAGTATACAAACATCTAACAGAAGCAGGACATAAAACATTAGTTATAAGAAAAGTTGGTACATCAATAAAAGAGTCAGTTTTTGCTGAAATAACGGATATAATTGACAGTTGGGGTTTAAGAGACATAGTTTTTAAAGTGCCAACTGGAAAAGCTGGTAAATATGATATAGAAGGTCCATTTGGAAATAGAATTATATTTTCTGGTCTTGACAATGTAGATAAATTAAAATCCATAAAAGGAATTACTGACATATGGGTAGAGGAAGCTGACCAGATAACTCAGAAAGAATTTCAGCAATTAGACGCAAGAATTAGGGGGTTTAAAAACGTACCTAAGCAAATAATAATGAGTCTTAACCCTACTGATAAAAGGCATTGGATAAAAAAGTATTTTATAGATGAAGGTAATAGAAAAAATGATACTATAAAACTAAGAACAACTTATTTAGATAACAAATTTTTAACCGAAGAGGATAGACAAACTCTTGAGTCTTATAAAGACGTTGACCCTTATTTCTACATGGTTTATGCTTTAGGAGAATGGGGACAACTTGACAATATTATTTTTACAAATTGGAAAGAAGAATCTTTTAAATATACCGAAAGAGATTTTGATGTGGTTAGTAATGGTGTCGATTTTGGATTTAATGACCCTAATGTTTTAATAAGAGTTGGAATAAAAGATGAAAACGTTTATGTTTTTGATGAATATTATGACAATAAAAAAACAGGGGCAGAATTCATGAGGGAAATAAAAAAAAGAGTACCTCAAAATCAAATGGTTATTTGTGATAACAATAGACCAGATACAATAACAGAATTTCAAAGAAATGGTATAAATGCAGTTAAAGCAAGTAAATCTCATGGTAGTATATTAGACGGTATTAACTGGTTAAAGGGAAGGAAAATATTTGTTTCCCCTAAATGTGAAAATTTGATTAGAGAATTGACAACTTATAAATGGAAAACTGATAAAAACGACGAGCCTACTGATGTACCTATTGATAAATTTAATCATGCGATAGACGCTTTAAGATATGCTGTTGAAAAATACAGATTGAATATGAAAGCTAAAAGGAAGAGGATAAAAATAGGCAGTGGAAGAAAAATTGTCCAGAGGGGAGTTATAAGATGATAAATAAAGATATTTATTGGTATTTGTATAATAGAAACACCGAAGATATAGACTTGTATAAAAGAGCAAGAAGGATTGCACCTATAGTACCTATAAAGTACAACCCTGTGTCTAGGATAATAAACACTGATATATTTTTCATTCTTAAAGGAATGAATTTAAGAAACTTTCCAGAAAAGTATATAAATGTAGACAATTTTATAGCTTTTAACGAAGAAAAATTAAAAAAACAATTGATTGATGGAATGGTTTTTGTTGAACTTATAAGAAATGAAGATAAACTTATGTTTCAAGAATATACTGTCAATGATGTTAAAACAGTAAGTTATAAAGATGACGGGAGTATAGACGAAATAGAAATAAATTTTAATGATATTAATAACGATTCAATAGAAATAGCTTATTTTTATGATGAAAATGAAACCAAAAGAAAAATGATAAAAGTAAACGGAGAAGAAATATATAACGAAATTGTTCCATATTCTTTTGTTCCGGTTATTGTTTTCAAAACAATAGATTCTTCTAAAACTAAGAATATTTCAAGGGTACAAGGGATAGAAGATAGTATTGATATTATAAATGAGAATGATTATTTGTTGAGAAATATATTCAGAATTCATGGAGACCCTACTGTTGTAGGAAATGCAGCCTTGAATTTTGATGAAGAAACAGAAGATACTGCATACGGAACTACAGAAGATATGATAGCTAATAGGACTACAGTTAATTTCTTACCTGTTCCAGATGGTACTGATATGAAGTTTTTAGAAATGAATGGTACGGTAGCTGGAATGATGGCTAAAGATAAAAAAGATTTAAAATTAGAGTTAGAAGAGGAATACCCTGAGCTTCAATTAAATCAATTGACAAAAGGTAGTGTTTCTTCCGGTTATGCTTTATATTTAAAAATGACAGGGTTGGTAAGCCTTATTGAAAAGTATAGACAAAACGAGGTTTATAATTGGAAAAAAGCTTTTTCTTATCTTGAAGAAATGTTTGGAAATGATTTTTCTGATATAAGTATAGAATTTGAGGAAATAATAAGCTACAATAAATTAGATAGTATAAACATGGTTATTTCTGCGTTTTCTAATAAATTAATCAATAGAAACGCTGCAGCTAAAAGGGCTGCTAAAATACTTAATGTTAAAGAAAAAGAAGCTTTAGAAGGACTAGAAAAGCTACCTAAGTTTTTTGAAGCCGAGAAAAAACAAGAAGATTTGAAAAGAGATACGGAAAATAAGCAAGGACAAAAGATAAATTGATGGAGGTTTTAACATGCCAGAAATGAATAAAATATTGAAAAAAGACGCTTTTCAGTTATTGTCAGAATTACCTGATAAATCTATAGATATGGTTATAACTGACCCACCTTGGTTAACTACATCTTTGGATTTTGATAAACAAGATTTGAATTTTGTCAATCTTTTTAAAGAATACAAAAGAGTAATGAAAGATGACGGATGGTTTTTTCTAGTCGGGACTGTAGAAATGGCTTTTGCAGCTCTTCAAGCTGGTTTTAAAAGAAAATTTGAGTATATTTGGTATAAAGATATTTCTGTTTCTCAAACAAAAACAGCTATACACCCTTTATTAAAACATGAGCTTATTTTTGCTTTTTATAAACCGGAATTAAAAAAAGTATCTAGATTAACTTTTAACAGAAAAGCTTTAAGGACTTATGGGCATAAAAAGTATAAAATACAAAAAAGCTCAACTAGAAAATCTGGAGAGTTTGGAAGCAAAAACGGGAGAGATGTTGTAGATAAAAATGGAAATCTTCAAAATTATTATAAAGAAAATAATGGTTATAGAGAGGGAAGTTCAATTTTAAAAATTTATTCTAAACAAAATATGCCGAAAGAAGAAAGAGTGGACCACCCTACTCAAAAACCTATGAAATTATTAAACTTATTAATAAGAGGATATTCAAACGAAGGAGATGTGCTTTTAGACACGTTTTCTGGCAGTGGTGTATTTGCAGAATCAGCTACATTAAACAAGAGAAATTTTTACAGTTGCGATATTAACGAAAAATATGTTAAAATCGGTAATGTAAGAGTTACAAAATCTAAACTCAAAAAAAAGAAAAAAGTATTTGGAGGTTATGAGTATGCCTAAAAAGGATGAAGTTAGGAACGGTTTTGATATGGACATTCAATTGTTTGCAGACAAAAACGGTACTAACGAAAACGATGAAACAAAAGATAACAGCGATATTACTGGTGGAACATTGAAAAGTAAAAACGAAGAAAAAGAAAATAATAACGATACAACCGAAGAAAAGAAAGACGGAAAAACTTATTCTCAAAGTGAATTGGATAGAATAGTAACAAAAGCAATTGAAACGAGAGAAAAGAAATTAAAAAAAGAACAGGAAGAAAGGCTTCAAGAAGAATTGAAAAGGTTAGAAGCAGAGAAAAACAATGATTATAAGACTTTATACGAACAAGAAAAAGAAAAAATAGCTAAAGAGAAAGAAGAATTACAAAAAGAAAGACTACAAGTTTACGCAGAAAGTCAATTAACTAAAAATAAAATAGATTCTGAATTTATTAATGTGGTTTTCCCTAGCGAAATTCCTCAATCCCAGAATGATATAGATGCAAGGTTGGAGGTACTCAAAAACTTGATTGACAAAAGTAATAAAACATATGTTGAGGAACTCCAGAAAAAAGGAGCAACATTTACTAAAGGTGATAACAAAACAAAGAACGAAAGCGACAGAATAAAGAACGTCGTTAAAGCAATGACTTCAAATTCAAAAAGACGAAGAAATATTTTTGAAGAAGCATAAAAAAGAATAGGAGGTATAGAAAATGCCTACAATAAATTATGATGGTAATGAAAGCTTTTTAATGTCACCTCATTTTTTAACTACTGAGGGATATATGGTTAAAAACGCTAATGTTTCTAGTGATGGAGTACCTGCTGGTACTGTAATGGGTAAGGTTACTGCAGATGGTACAATAAGACCACAAACTAAAGCAAAACTTACAGCAGCAGCTTCTACAGATACAGTAATTTCAGTGGATAATGCATGGGTTTTCAAAGTTGGGGATTCAGTTGAAGTTGATGGTGGAATAGCAGCATCTATAACAGCAGTTGATGTTGAAAATAACACAATAACTTTAGATGCAGGACAAACAGCTTCAGAAGGTGCTTATGTTTTAGGTACTGATGGTTCTGAGGTTCCATTTGGTTTATCTTTTGAATACGTTGGTTTTTATAAAACTTTTGAAAGAGGTTTGGCTAAAGTTGACGGAAATACAGTTTTAGTTATCCACGGAAAAGTTGACACTACAAAAATGCCTAATTATTACCCAGAAACAAAATCAGCGTTACCTAATATCGAATTCGTAGTTTAAGGAGGGTTTGAATAATGAATGCTACTATAAATGATTTTTTACAAGGTAGAATACAAGAAACATTCATAAGAGAAAGAGACAATAATGAATATTTACTTGAAAATATACTACCGTATAAACAAGTTGATGATTTAGATTTTGAACATATAATCGGTGAATTCCACGAGCCTATAATTGCCGAATTTGCAGGTTTTTCTGCCGAAGGTAAATTAAGAGGTAGAGATGGATTCAAAAAATTCATCGAAGAATTAAGACCTATCAAACAACAGATGTCTATTACAGGTAAAGATTACATTTTATCTAAAAAATACAAAGACGAAAATAGAATAATCAATAGATTATTTAATGACACTGCTTTTGTTTATGATGGAGTTAGAGCAAGAACTGAAAAAATGAGAGCTGAAGTATTGAACACAGGTAAAATCGTAGTTGATGAAGGTGGACAAAAATTTACAGTTGATTATCAAGTGCCAGATGAATTGAAGGTTACTATTTCAACTTCAACTTCAAAATGGTCTGATACAGCTAATTCTAACCCTATTCAAGATATGATTAACTGGTTAAGAATAATAGATTTCACACCAGAAGGAGCAATAACATCAACTAAAATAAGAGATTATATCTTATTGAATGAAAATGTTAGAAAAATGATTTATGGTGTTGATAGGGCTTCTACTCCATTGACTCTAAAAGTATTGAACGAATTTTTAGCTGGATATGGATTACCTAAAATTGTTGTTGATGAAGATAAATACAGAACAGATAAAAAAACAAAAGCTAAATTCTGGGCTGACAATAAATTTACATGGGTTGGCTCTAATATTGGTGAAACTTTAATGGGTCCTACTGCTGAACAGTATGCTCCTGTAAGTAATAATGTAGGTGTAACTTTAAGAAACGGTATTTACATTCAAACTTACGAAAACGTTAGACCTATTGGAATATTTACAACTGGTAGTGCTACTTCATTGGTTTCTCTTCCTGGTGCAGAAGAAATATTCATAGCACAACCTATTGACTAATTAAATAAATAACCCCCATTAACTTGGGGGTTTTCATCTTAAACAAAATAGGAGGTTAATTAAATGAAATTATATGTAGCTGATAGACAATTATATATACAAGGAACTATTATAAATAAAGGTGAAGAATTTATAATAGGGGATAAAATGAAGATAAACAAAGAATATGCAACTTATCAAAATCAAATTTCAAGAGATAAAGCGAAAGAAACTAAGATAAAAACTTTTGAAGAAATAAAAGATGAAAAAGAATAGAGATGATTTAATATGACAGCTTTAGAAAAATTAAAAAATGTTTTAGCAGATACAGACAATAAAATTTTTGAAGACACTTATTATTCTAATTATTTACAAATGTTTGATATAGACCCTACCGATACCGACGTTGAAATAGGGAAAATATTCTTGGTAAAAGCTAATTTGTTGGAAACAATAGCTGATAACCCTAATCTATTCGAGAGTTATTCTCAAGGCGATATAAGTAAGCAATATAAAAAAGAAGAGTTAAGAGAACAGGCTAAAGCTATTTTTAGAAGGTATGCTGGTATAAAACTTTGAGGTGTTAACAATGGATAATTATAATTTATTATATATAGAGCAAGATATAACTAAAGACGATATAGGTATCCCTACGCTTAATAGCGAAACAGAAACACCGTTAACCGTACCTTTTGTGGATTTTCAAGATATATCCGGAAATATGCTTGAAGCCTTGAAAGACTCTATAATAGAGAAAGATTATAAAGTATTATTTGCTAAAGGCGAAAATTTTGCTATTGATTATAAAATCTATCAAAAAATAAAAAATGTTGATACCGAAGAAATTTTTGTTATAATTAAAGTAAAAGAGTACGAAAAGCATAAGCAGGTATATTGCACAAAAGAAGGGTAGGAACTTGTTATGTTTAATTCTAATATAAAAGGACAAGGAACTATCAAAAAGAATTTAGAAAAGGTACATGATGTTTTATATGACAGAATAGAAGATAACCTAAAACAAATAGCTAGTATTAAGGTTAGAGAAGCAATTGCTAAAAGTACTTTTAAAAACGTAACCTACAACCTTAGAGCATCTATGGGAGCGAGGTTGTACAAAAACAATAAATTGATAACGCAAGTTGATAGTAGTGTATCACCTCAATACAGGACAGAATCTTATGTTTACAACTTACAGGCTAATTTAAAAGATACATACAAACAGATAAATATAGCAAAAGATTTGAGCATGAGATATAATCTTGTTATATATGCCGGAATGCAGTATGGTAAAAAAGTGCTTAACAGAAATCATGTTGTATTACCACCTTTAAGTGAAGAATTAGACAAAAAAAGAGTGAAAAGAGGTTTAAAAAGTGCTTTACGAGGAATTAGTTTCGGGAATGGCTAGGTTTATAAAAGATATATTACCAGATTGGAAAGTAAATATAGGAAAAGTCATAGGGAAAGAAGAACAGATAGTTATATCTCTTCCCTTAAATGAACAAACTAATTCTATAACACAAAAAGGTAAAGTTCAGATAGGAATTTACACTGATGATTTTGAAGGTTCTTTTGATTTAATTAAAAATCTCGAAGTGAGAAGAATTATTGATAGTGAGTTAAAAAATAAAAATTACGAAATTTCTACATATTTAGGAGAGCCTACTTATACCTTTACTCTTATACCAGACCAAGCAATTAATCCAGATTATTTTGAAGATTTAGGCATGTATGGAAGGGCGATATTTTTCAATTTTGTGGCAATACAAAAACAATAGGAGGTACAATAAATGAGATATTTTTATAATGTAGACAAAGTTATGTTTGCTGATTATATTCAAGATGGTCTTGTTGATACAAACCCTAAATACCCTGAATATTTGCAATTAGGAGCTACTAATGACGCAGATACAGAAGGAGTTTCATTATTTACAAGGTTCAAATTAACAGAACATGGTTATGTTGATGGAACATCTCCAGCTCCAAGCGTTGACCCTTTAGATTTAGGTAGAACAAATGGAGGTATTACTTTTGATGTTTCACCAGAATCATTAGAAGTTGAATCAGACCAAAACCTTGACCCAGAAGACACACAATTACAAAAAAGAACAATTTCCGGTACTATAAATTTAATTGAAGCAAAAGGAGAAGTATTAGCATTATTATTCTCTGGACAATATAACGTTTCACCAGACGCTAACAACGCAGGTGTAGTTGGAGAAATTACAATTCCAGCTTCTGCTTCAATCATAGCAAAATCTATGTTTGTTAGAACTAGACCTAACTCTGACGGTGAATATTTCCATATGTTATTCCCTAAAGTTAATGTATCAGCTCAGACATCTATTACATTAGAAAAAGGCTCAGCTAACCCATTCACATTATCATTTACAGCCGCTACTACTTTAGATAACTCTGGAAACCCAATAGATACAGGTAAATTCTACGCTATGAAACTTTAATTTTATTATACATAAATGACCTCCCATATTTTGGGAGGTTTTTTTAATGTTATAATTAGTAATGAATTTGTTATAATAATATTGAACGAACATTAATTTTAATACAGGAGGTTTCAAAATGTCAGAAGAAAAGAAAATAAATAAAGAAGAATTATTGAAACAGGCAAAGAAAAGTTTGCAAGTTAAAGAAGGAGACATCTATAAAAACGAATTAGGAAAGATAGAAGTATCTGGTATAGAATTTACAATACACGAGCCTGTTTTAATTGTTTCCGAAATAGTTTTTGACAAGTTAGCAGATATAATGGAGAAAGCTGATTTCAGAGTTAACGAGGTTGATAAAAAGACTGCTGATATAATAACTGCTGAATTTTGGCATAGTCTTTATCAAGCTTTTAAAGAGAAAAAGATTTCCGGAATAATTGATGACGCTGTTTATATAATGGCTTTATTGGTAATTAACAAACATCCGGATTTTACTCATTTTGAAGATTTACCTAAATCAAAAAGAATATTCAAAGATTTTTTAACTCATTTAAAATTAAAACATAAATTAAGAGATTATAGAGTACCTAATGACATTGAACAAATAGAAAAAGATATAGAAGATAAAATGTATGAATATGGTTTTACTTATACAGATGTTTTAGCTACATTTTTTCAATATAATATAAAATTAAGCGATATAACAAATTCATTACATAAAGCTATGGATTTGACAAGGATTGAACATTTTTTAGAAATAGTCCTTCAAGCAGGGATTCAAGCAGACGTGAAGAACGGAAATCAAACATTCCATACACCGAAACAATAACGATTTTGCTAGATAAAGGAATTTCTAAAACGGATATAATGCTTAATTACACTTATTCACAGATTTTGTTAATTTCAAGAGGTTTTGCTAACCTTTATGACACCGGAGATAGTAAGGCAGGAGGAAAAGATTATATTGAAAATGCCAATCCATCACAATTAATGGCAGCCGGATTTTCGGTTGAAAAAGCTTAGGAGTTGAAAATAAATGTCAGAATATTTGGATAGATTATTAGTAGGTATAGAAGTAGATAACAATCAATTTAAAAAAAGTGTAAAAAAAGCAGAAGCAACGTTTAAAGAAATGGAAGGTCGCTTTCAGAAATTTGCGACCAGCTTGAAGGACATGAAAATAGATAAACAATTAGAAAAAGCAAATGCTGCATTAGAAAAAACTAAAAATGCAGCAAAAAATGCTACTTCAGAATTAGATAAAATGCAACATTTAAAGAAAGTTGAAGAAATGCTTAAAGGAATAATAGACCAAGCAAGGCAATCTGATGATATTGCAATGGTTACTCAAAAATTAAAAGAGCTTCAATCTGTTTATAAACAAATGACTAATTTAGGAATAAAAAATGAAGATGCTCAATCAGTTGAAAAATATAATAAAGCACTAATAGAAACAAAACAAGAATTAAAGAAAATTTCAGAAGCTCAAACTGAAGAAAATAAAAAGTTAGAAGAAAAACAAAAAATACAAAAGAAAATAAGGGCTATAAGTTTTTATGAACAAACAGCTGAAGTTAAAGCGGCTAATGGAGAATATACAGAACAAATAGCGGCTCTTAAAGAAGTATATAATAGACAAAAACAACTTAGAACACTTGCTGAAAGCCAAGGAAATGTAAATCAAATAAGAAAGTATAATTCTCAAATGGAAGAAACTAAAAGTAAAATAGAAGAAGCTACAAATTCATATAAAAAGCAAAATCAAGAAATACAAACTAATACTCAAAGATTAAGAAGTAATCAAAATGAGTTAAATCAAACTGCCGTTTCAATGAGAGAATTAAGTTTTTTTGCTGTTGAATTAGCAACTTTGTTCGGGATAGGCTTTGGAATAGATGATATGATTAGAGATTTTACTAGATTTTCAAAAGAATTTGATAGAGGAATTAGAGAAGTATTTACTCTAACAACTCAAACAACAGAGGAATTCTCCGCTCTTAGAGGAGAGTTAATACAATTAGGTAAAGAAGTACCTTATCTATATCAGGATTTAACTAAGGCGGCTTATTGGGCAATATCTTCGGGTGTTGACGCCGCAGAATCTATGCAATTTTTAAAAGAAGCTTCAAAAGCTGCAATGGCTGGGGTTTCTGATTTATATACATCAGTAGACGCTCTAACAACTGTAATGAATGCATGGGAAATGACTGTTGAAGATTTATCTGATATAAATGATACTTTTTTCATGGCTATAAAATATGGTAAAACAACATTTGATGAATTAGCAGAATCAATAGGTGTAGTTGCTCCATACGCAGCTCAAACTGGTGTTGCTTTTAAGGAAGTTACAACAGCTATGGCTGCTTTAACAAGACAAGGATTAGATACAAAAATGGCTGCTACATCAATTGCTAGAACTTTAGGAGATATAATAAAACCTTCAAAACAAGCTGTTGAATTAGCTCAAATCTTAGGTATAGAATATAACACAACCGCTCTTAATGCTAAAGGGTTAGTGAAATTCTTAGAAGATTTAAAAAATGCTGTTAATGAAAACATGGATATTATACATAGGTATGATAGTAGACTTCAAGACACTAATCAAGCTTTGAACATATTTTTTGATAGAATACAATCCATGAGAGGAGTTTTAGCCTTAACTGGTTCAGCTAATGATGAATGGAATAAATTCTTAGAAGAAACAAATAAAGCCTTACAAGAAACTGACGAAAATATGAGAGTTACAAATATTGCTGCTGAAAAAATGAGAGGTAGTATTGAAAATTTAGAAAAATCAATACAAAATAATTATCATGCAATAATTTTAAATAACGAAGGATTAAAAGATTTATATAAAGGTGTTTTAAGTGTTGTAAATGCTTTTTTGTCTTTTAACGCTAATCTAGAGGGAACAACTCAACTTGTTTATAATTTAGTTGGTGGTGCTAATGCTTTAGCAGTGACTTTGCCTGTTGTTTTAGGTTTGTTTAAAAGATTATCTGCAGTATTAAATATAAGCCCTATGGCAGGTTGGTTTATGGGAGCAACTACTGTATTAAATTTAATTATACAAGGATTAGGAACATTAGTAAATAGTACAAGACAAGCGACTAATGAAATAGAAGACTTAAATAATGTTTCTTTAACAAAGCTTAGAGATAGTATGGAACAATTAAATAGTTATTTAGAACTTATGGATAAAGATGTTGATGGATTAATTAAAAAATATGATGAATTAGTTTATCAAATGGACGCTTATAATATAAGTGCCGAAACAGGAAAAGGAAATATATCTGATATAAAACAATCCATTGACGATATAATAGAAATGTATCCTGAATTAAATAGCTTTGTAAGAATTGAAAAAGGATTATATGTTGATATAAGCTCTGAATTAGATAAAATAAAAGAAAAAAGAATTGAGCAATTAGAGTCTATGAGAATGGAAGCTGAAAGACTTGTTGAGATTTCAGAAACTTATAAAACAATAGCAAAAAATAGATATGAATCTATGAAGGAATTAGATAAATTTGAAATGAATAATCCAGGGTTTGTTGATTCTATAAGAAACTTAGGATATGATTTAAAAGATTTTGGAAACACAACTAAAGAAGCTTTAAAAAATTTATATAGTCAAATAGTTAAAGATATGGAAGCTATTTCTGATGAAAAAAGTTTTATAGAAAGTGTTTTTGGAACAAAAGAAGAAATAAGTGAATTGAGTAAAATGATAGAGAACGAAACAAAAAATATGTATAACACAATACCTAATGAAGCAGGAATAAATAAAATAATAGCTAAATATGATGAACTTCCACCTAAATTAAAAGAAACAATTGATAAAATAAGAAAAAGCATGGGTGGAGATGCTTTGCTTAGCGACTCTCTTCTAAAAATATATCAAAAAGATGTTCAAGGATTACAAAATAATGTTTCGGGATTTATATATAAAACAAGAGAAGAATATTTAAAACTTTCAGATACAGTTTCGTCTACTTCTGAAAAATGGTCTGAATTACTTCAAATAGAACAAGAATTATATGATAGAGAGAATGAAATTGAAGCTTCAAAGCAAAGACTAAAATCAATAGAAGAACAAATAGATTATTTAAAAAACAAAGAAGAAAGAACATTAGAAGAGTTAAAACAAGCTTATAAGAAAGCAATGGAAGATACTGACTATGAATTAGCTAGAGAGATATCAATACAATTAGTTGCAAACGAAAATTTTGAAGAAACGGATAAGTTGTATAAGGAAATAGTTAATAGATTTTTCTTAAGTGAAGAAGACGCATTAAATACTGCAATAGAAAAAACTAAAAAAGATTTGCAAGAAGCTTTTGATTTTATAAAAAAAGAAAGAGACAAATTAGTTGAAGAAGGAAAAAACAAGAATTATTCTGGTAAACAATTAGAAGATTTTGTAAATGATGGAATAGATAGTATTAAAGAAAAATTAGGATATCAAGTTATAGAAGAACAATATGTTGAATTTGCTAATAGAATGATTAGCTATTATGAAGAAGCTTATGGAGATTTAGCAGACCAGATAGAAAACGGTATTGTTGGAGATAATTCGATGGAAGATGTTTTAAATAAAATAGCTAATTATAGAGAAAAAATCATTAGTATAAAAGAAGAAATTCAAGGATTTGATATATCTTTCACTGACGAAGCAGAAAATCAATTAAATGAATTAGAAAAATTATATTCTGAAATAGAAAAAAATATTTCTTCTTTACAAATTATGATTAATAATCCTTCAATGTATGTTACTGAAGATTTAGAAGGACAAAGAAAAACTATAATTAATAGCATTAAAGAATTATATATGCAAGCTTCAAAAGAAGATGATTTAGGAATGAAACAGATAGCTGAAAATCTTTTTAATACTTATAAAGAAACTTTAGAAGATGAAAATTTAATAGCTACTTTAGAAGATACTTTAAGTTTTGCAAGTGAAAATGGATATCAAGAATTAAGAAAAAATATATTAGAAGAATTAGTGAAATTATATGAGGAAAAAGCTAGAACAGAAGCTGAAAATTCTAATGCAAAAATGTATGATGAATACATTAAAAAATCATTGGAATATAATAAAATTCTTACAGGAATGATTACCGAACAAGAAAGATTAAATAAAATATCTGATTTAGAAAAACAAATTGCCGATAATAAAAAATTAGAAAGATATATAACTAATGAAGAAGAACTAAATAACCATATAAGAGAAAGAATTAATATGTTAAAAGAATTAAGTTATCTTGAATTAAGAGGAGAAAATGAAGAAGGAATAAAAAGATATCAAGAATTGACATTAATGTGGGAAGAATTAGAAAAACAAATAACATCTACTAATGAAAAATTGCAAAAGGATTTAGAAACTCCTATAAGAGATTTATATAATTCTTTTTTAAGTGCTTATTCTAAAGAACTAACTTTTGCAATAGATGAATTATCTTCTCAATTAAATTCTAGAATAACTTCATCTCTAACAGAAATGCAAAAAATGATTTCTGACGCAGATATAAATGCTAATTTTGCAGCTATGATACAAACACCAGAGTTTCAAAATACATATATGGAATTATTAAAAATTTTAGAAGATGTATCTGATAAAACAAATGTTATAGAAAAAACTACAAATAATATAATTTCAGAAAATATGAATTTAATAAATTATTATTTAAAGCAAAATGCTTCTTTGGAAGAAATGAATAAACTATATGAGCAATATTTGAATTCAATAACACAAATAAGAAATGAAATGGTAATGCAAGGTGCTCCGTACGAAGTTGAAATAGGAGGAGAAAAGAAAACTTTAGAAGAAATCAATTCAATAATAGAATTTATTAAAAATAACATTAATGAGATAAACAAACTTATGAATGAAACAAATCAAAAATTAGAAGCACAAAAATCTTCTTTAGAACAAGAAGCGTCTTTATTTAATCAAGTTATTAGAGAAATTGGAACTGCTTTTTCTGATTTAGGTATAGCTGGAGAAATAATAAATAAAATATTAAAAGAAACAAAACTTGATATAGTATCTGTTAAAAATGATGTAGGAGATATAATTGGCTATACTAAAGAGTTAAGTATTTTTGGTCAAAAATTTAATTTAGATGAAATTTTAAAATTGTTGAAAGATGAAAGCGGAAATATAACTTTCGAATCTATGATATCAGCATTTAAAGAATCGCAAGACTTAGCTAATTCATTATCAAAAATATTATCTGGGATAGGTGGAATATTAGCCTCATGGGGAATTTCTCAAATAATAAATGAATCAAAATTATTAATAGAAAATTTTAGTAAAGCAAAACAAGCAGCCGAAGAAATGAGAAATGCTTTAGAAACAGCAACTTACTCTAAAAACAGAACTGAACTTTCTAAAAGATTTTCATTATTTGGTGATTTAGATAAACAAGAAGAAAAGATTTCAGAAATAGAAGATAAAATAAAAAAGCTAAGTGGAGACAGAGCAATTGGAGTTGGTGCAACAACTGGAATAGGTGCATTTTTTGGAGCTATAATTGCTGGACCAATTGGAGCTTTAGTTGGAGCGGGAGCTGGTGCATTATTAGGCGATAAAGCTACAGAATCATATCAAGAACAAATTGACCAGCTTAATGAAGACTCTAAGAAACTAGTTGAAGAATTAGAAAATTTAAAACAAAAAATAAAAGAAGCACTTAGCATTGATATAGAAAGTTTATCAAATACATTAGCAGGAGCTTTTGATGAAAATTCTTATAATAGTTTTCTCGTTAACTGGGAAAAAGCTTTGAAAGAAAAAACACAAAACGCATTACTTCAAGCCTTTATTTCAACTAATAAAATGCAGTCATTATTAGAACCTTTGTCAGAAACTATTTTCAAAATGGCTACTGACGTAGCAGAAGATGGTAAATTAGACAATCCGGAATTAAAAGAAGAATTGACAGCTCAAGGTGAAGCAGTAGCTTCTATGATGTCAGCTTTTTATGAAATCTTAAAAGATTTAGATTTGAATTTTGATTTTGGTGGTTTAAATCAAACTGGTTCTATTGAAGGTGGTACAGAAACTTTATCTACAAGTCTTACCGAAGAAACAGGTAATAAATTGTTAGGTACAATAAGAACCATAACTGCACATACAAGAGATATAAGAAATATGATACATAGAGTAATTACAGGTCAAGAGGTATTCCATGTAAGAGTTGTTAAAGGTGTAGCTAACATGAATGACTATGCAGATGTTTAGGAGGTATAAAAATGATTAGTCTTATAATAAATGGAGTTAAATTAAAAGGTGAGTTTAATTGGTCAGCGAATGAGCTAGATGGATTCGCTGCCCCTCCGATTCAACATCAAACAATAGATTTTTTAGGTTTAAATGGTAGCAGAAATTTAAACAGAAGCAGATATGAAGAAAGAAATTTTTCAATCACTGGAAAATTGTATAAAAGTCCTTTTAAAACGGTCGACCAGATGAAAGATGAAATAGTTAAACTCGTTTCTCTAGGGCTTCATGAAGATTTGGAAATACAAATGCCACATGTTGAAATTTTAAACGGACAAGAAATAGTTAAGTACAGGACTATTTATGCTAGATTATCTGAAAGCCCTGTTATAGTAAGAACTTACAAACCAGTACATAAACCAGTAGTTTTAGATATTAAGCTTAGTTTTATTGCTAATGACCCATTTTTTTACTATAAAGAAGAGTATAAAAACGAAATTTATTTATCCGGTGATTTGTTTTTGAAATCTCCTTTAAAAGAATATTATCCGAGGGACCCTGACTATGTTTATATTGGCTTGACTTTAGCTAATTTGATAGGTAACGAAGGTGCTTCTCTAACATCAGATTATACTGTTTCCGGTTTAGATGATTCACATACTTATTTTGAAACTTGTAATAACGAGAAATTTTCTCCTTCCGGAGGAAATTATACAGTAGTAAATAACACCGGAGGAACTTATAATTTAGCAATTTATGATTTGACTGAAATGGGAGAATTGCACGATTTATTCAAAGAAAGCCATGGTAAAAACTTCTGGGCTGATTTAGAAAATAAATACTTAGAAGAATATCTTCCTTATGTTTCTGGAGTTCAGGGTTTGGATACTTCTACTTATGGAGTTGTTGAATTATGAAAACACCTAAATTTACAATAATTGAATTTAATAAAATAGATAATGTTGAAGAATTTACAACTGACGTTATAGATATTTCTGATGTTGTCTCTCTTAATGTTGATTTTATGTTTTCTTTTGCTTTAACACCTTCGGATAATGTTGAGGTAGAGGTGTTAGCAAGTCAAGACGGAATTAATTTTTCAAACAACGCAATAGGTAAATTTGATATATTGACGTATTCGTTGAATACTCGCTATACAAGAAACTTTTCCTTTCCGGCGATAAATTATATTAAGTTGAAGGTAAAAGTACCACACGTTGCCGATATCAAGCTCACAGGGGTAAAAGAAAAAGATATATCTCCTAACTTGGAAATTAAAAACAATTTGTTAGCAAACTTACCTCCTACAAGCACAGATGATTTTTCAAAAGGTTATGTTGTTGGCTCTCTTTGGGTTGATAATAATGAAAAAATAACCTATGTTTGTGTTGATAATGCTGTTGATAACTCTGTTTGGACTATGGTAAAAATGCCAGACCATGAAATTAACGGTTCTCAAGTTAGATTTAAAAATCCAGACGGAAGTTGGGGTAATTGGATTGTTTTAGGTGGTACAGTATTAGACATAGAAAATTCTCAAATAAAATTAAAAGATACAGCTGATAATGTATTATCTACAATAAATATAAATACTGATTTGATAAACGATACCACAAATAATAGATTTGTAACTGATAACGATATAAATAGATGGAATGATACTTATACAACCTCAACTATTGATTCTTCATTAAATACAAAGGTTAATAAAACCGGAGATGTAATGACCGGAGAGTTAGGATTGCCTTCTTTTAAATTAGGCGATTCTAATGTTTTTTATGTCGGTGGTAGTGAAATAGTTACTATGAGAAACTGGGGTACAGAGCCTTCAACTATCTTTTCTATAAGAGCTTTACCTCCTAAAAGCTGGAAAGATGGAGAAGGTGCGGATTTTACTAATGTAGATAGAGAAGCCACTTTAGCTTTGATAAGAACAGATGACTTAGGTAATGAAGAGTTTATTGATATATATAATAACGGATATAATTCTTCTACTAACCAAGACGCTATGCAAATGGGAATAAGAATTCAAAAAAGAGGAATAGGGGAATATAGAGATTTTGTTTTTGATAGATATGATGGTTCAACTTTAGAGACAGTTTTGAGAATAAAATCTGATAAAACTACCGAATTTTATGAGCCTTTGAGTATTCAAGGAGGGATTTCTGATTTATCCGGTAGAAGTTTATCTAAAAATGATTTTACAGATACATTATTAAATAAATTAAACGGAATAGAAACCGGAGCTACCGGAGACCAGACTGCTGCCGAAATACTTGACTTGATTAAAACGGTAGATGGTTCTGGTAGTGGTTTAAACGCAGACTTGCTTGACGGTCATGACTCTTCTTATTTTTCTGTTTCCGGACATAATCATGATAGTTCTTATTACACTCAAAATCAAATAAATTCTTTTTTAAATTTAAAAGAAGATTTGGCTAATAAAGGTGTTGCTAACGGATACGCTTCGCTAGATTCTAATGCGAAAGTACCTTTAAATCAATTACCTGACGTATCAAAACAAGCGACTCATGTTGTTGCTGATATAACGGAAAGAAATAACTTAACCGGTTTAATAGAAGGAGATAGGGCTTTTGTCACTTCAACCGGAGATTCTTATATTTGGAATGGGTCATCATGGTTATTAATGGCTGACGCTGATTGGCAAAACGTAAATTTAGATTGGGCTAATATAATAAATGTTCCTTCTCCTACAATTTCTTTAACGGGAGATGTGTCTGGTAGTGGAACTATGACTGATTTAGGAAATGTTTCAATTTCTGCTTTGGTTGGAGATAATACACATTCTCATGATAATACAACTTTAAATTCAATAGATTGGAGTAAAATTCTAAACAAACCAGACCCTACGATAACTTTGTCCGGAGATTTAACCGGAAGCACCACTTTAACTGATTTAGGTAACGCTACATTATCAGCTTCGGTTAAAGATGATTCTCATAATCACATAATATCAAATGTTGATGGGTTGCAGTCAGCCTTAGACGGTAAATCAAGTACAAGTCATACACATTCAGAATTACATTCTCATTCAAATAAAAGTTTATTAGATACAATAACAAATTCTGGTGATGGCTTAAAATTTTTATCTAATGATGGAACTTATAAAAATTTATCTTCAACTACATACTGGGGAGAAATACAAGGAACATTATCATCTCAAACTGATTTACAAAATGCTTTGAATGGGAAATCGAGCACTAGTCATAATCATGACGGGTATTATTTGAAAGAATATTCTTCAAATGTTTCTGGTGTAGATAATACCGATTATACAAATTTAGCCTACATTAAAGGAGAATCCGGTTTAGATAGTGAGATAAAAATAATTTTAAAAGGTACTACTTCAAATGTTGTAGTTGCAGTTGTAGCGACTTTGATAGTAAATCATTCAGGAGATATTTATATAAAAAGTGAAAGTGGGGCATATACTCAAGTTACTATAAGAGTAACAAGTGATGGTAACGACAATTATTATATACAAGCTAAAACTTCTAGTTCTAACCCTTTAAATATGGGGGTTTTGATTTACACTTACGGAAATGAAACAGTAACCTTTTCTCCTAGTTCGGTTAGTGGTTCCACTACTTTAGAACATACTACTTCAGCTCATGATATGGTTATAAATTCAACTGGAGGTTCTGTTGATGTTTTTTTAGACAATAATAAAGTATGGCACTCTGGTAATTTCAATCCATCAGATTATTTAGGTGTTTCTGCTAAAGCTAGTGATTCTGACAAATTAGACGGAATTTCTTCTGGTAGTTTTTTAAGAAGCGATACATCAGATACTATAGGAGCAAATTTAACTGTTCATGCTGATTTAAT